CAAGAACTATTAGTGCATTTGAAGTTAAACAGTTTATACAAAATCCAGAAAATCAAGGACACAAATTTGTTGCTCTATTAGGCAACAACAGATTTGCAATTTATAACTGTGAAAGTTTAATTAGAGGCAATGACGTTGCAATTAACTTCCGTTTCTGGACTATTGAAAACCAAGAACAAAATATTCACAGCGAATATCAAATTGTAAGTGACGGTCTAGCAACAAGTAAACCAAACAGTGTTGTAGAACAAAAATGGTTTGACAGTTTAGTAGGTTATGACAGACAGGATAGGTTTGTACCTGATCCAAACCTATCGCCTAAGCAGCGTTACGGTAATCTAAATAATCCAAGACAGAGCTGGTTTGTAAATCGTTTCGAAGCACTTAAACAATTGTTTGAGCGTGTTAACGGTGTACTAGAGAAAAATCTAATTGCTGAAGAATATGATATTAGTCCGTTAACACAAAGCACTCCTGCACCGTCAGTACTAACCGGCGAATGGGATCAAACTATTGACACTGAAGCAGAACTAAGATTTGTAAGTATTGCTAATGTTGAGCAACCGCAAATTGACCTATTAATTGTAGACGGTAAGATTCAAGAAGCAAATATTGTTAATCCTGGTAGAGGGTATAAAACTGTACCTACTTACGAGATTGTTGATCCATCAGGTCAAGGCGCAGACTTTGACATACAAATTGATAGTGAAGGTAAAATAACTCGTATACAAATTTTAGACAGTGGCGAAAATTACAGTCAAAATGCAAGACTGGTTATTCGTAGATTTGCAACTCTTGTACAAGCTGATGCAACTATTAACGGACGCTGGAGTATTTACAGCTGGAACGGATCTGAATGGAACCGTGCAGAAAGTCAAGCATATGATGTAAACTTGTATTGGGATTATATCGATTGGTACGCTACAGGATACAGTGAAACAACAGCTATTGATCACTTAGTTAATCAAAGTTATGAACTACAATTAATTGACGACTCGCTAGGTGATATTGTTAAAATTAAAAATGTTGGTACAGGCGGTTGGTTACTACTGAAAAAGGTTAACAATCAACCAAACGCAGATTATACTGTTAATTATGATACCATCGGCAGAGAAAATGGTACTATACAGTTTAGCACTAGTATCTACGATAGTTTAACAGCTAATGCTGGATTTGACGGAACATCTTTTGATAAAGTATTTTACGATGTACAGCCTGTACAAGAATTACGTATTATGCTTCAAACTATTCGTGATAATATCTTTATTAACGATTTAGAAGAAGAATACAACAAACTATTCTTTGCAAGTCTACGTTATGTATTCTCAGAACAACCAAATGTTGACTGGGCATTTAAAACAAGTTTTGTAAAAGCTAAACACAACGTAGGTGAACTAGAGCAGACTATCACATTTAAAAACGATAGCTTGCCTAGTTACGAAGACTACGTAGAAGAAGCAAAACCATACAGAACTAAGATACGTGAATATGTAAGTTCATATGAAAAGACTGAAAACTCTAATACAGTTGTAACAGACTTTGATCTTCCTCCTTATTATAGCGAAACTGAAGGCAAGATTATTCCTCAGGATGTAAAAATTATTGACGGAGAAATTGTTGCTGCTTCGGACATTGTTAATCAATATCCTAGCAAGAACTGGTTAGATAATTTAGGATTTGAAGTTACTGAAATTGTAATCGGAGATGCGGGCGAAGGATATGTAGAACGTCCTGTTGTAAGATTAGTTGGCGGTGGCGGCACAGGTGCAGAAGCTATTGCATATATGGGTCGCGGACGTATTACAGCTATTTTAGTTACTAATCCAGGAAGCGGATACATTACACCTCCAGAAGTAATTATCGAAGGATCGCTTGTTGAAGATGGCACAAGTGCAAGAGCAAGTGCTAAATTAGGAAATGGTAAAGTTCGTAGCAGTCATATTCGTGTTAAGTTTGACAGAACAACAGGAACGTTCTTAATTAACACATTAGATGCAACTGAAACTTTCTCAAGTGCGCCTAACCAAACTATCTTTGACCTTAAATGGCCGATGGATTTACGCAACACCAGCGTAAACGTTGTAGTAAATAGAGAAGATGCATTACGCAGTGAATATACTTTTGAAAATGTACAAGATACATCAAAAGGATTTACTCGATATAATGGACGAATTGTGTTTAACAGTGCGCCTCCTGCTAACAGCGAAATTGTTGTTACATATCTAAAAGGTGCAGAGTTGTTACAAGCACAAGATAGAATCAACTTGTTCTACCAACCAACAACTGGACAATTAGCAAATGATATTTCGCAGCTAATGACAGGTGTTGATTACGGCGGCGTTGAGGTACAATCAATTGACTTCGGCGGCGGAGCAGGTTGGGACGCAGATCGTTACTTTACAACTCCGTATGACACATTTGATAACACATATGAAGATGAGGTATTTGTACTAGACGGATCAACTGTTACATTTAATCTAGCCCAACCGCTAGCAAATGGAGTACAGTACAACCTTTATAAAAACGGAGTTCGTTTAGATGATCCTGCATACGGTACAGAGAACCAAACAAACGAAAACGCAGTAATTGAATCTATTACAGGTGACGGAACACAACAGACTCTTACTATTGATGAAGAAGATATTCCTACAACAGCTGGCGATATTATTGTTATTCGTAAGAGTACTTCAGACGGTAGCTTTATTGCAGATCCAAGAAGCTACGATACACTAGTCGACGGCGGAGATCTGAAATATCAAACAGCACGTGGCATTGCTGCCGAAGACATTGTAGTAGACGGCGACGGATTTGTTACTCCAACTACAAGTGGCGGACCAGAAGAACTTGTTCCAGGACAAGTTCTTGACACAGTTGATATTAAAGTTTACCACAGAACCGGCGGAGGTGCAAGTACAATTAGCTCAAATAGTTATCTTGCTGACGGTGTTGAAACAGCGTTTGGGTACGATGTTATTCCTCAAAGTAATCAAAGTTTAATTGTAAAAGTTGATAATGAAATTATCAACAACTACACAGTTAATCATCAAACTAAGCAAGTAGAATTTGATACTGCACCTAATGAAAATTCTTCAGTGAACATTGTTAGTTTGAGTAGTAACGGTGACTTAATTCTTGATGCAGATCAGTTTATTGGAGACGGCTCAACGTTACAATATGTTACGAGAGTATCGTATCAAGATAATATTAATTACTTTGTGACTGTTGACGGCGAAGAAGTTGATGCTATTATTGAAACTACTGATAACAGTTACGATGTTGCAAACAGAGTTATTTTGGTATTTGGTGAAGCTCCAAGAGCAAATGCAGTAATTAACTACGCAATTTATGCATCAAATGAACAAACATTTAGTCAAATTACAAAAGACAGGTTTACAAGTGATGGATCAACTACTTCTTATAATTTAAGTGTTGCACCGTTTGCAACTATTCCTGCTATACATAACGTGATTGTTAAAGTTGGAAATAATATACTAAGTTCAGGATATAAAGAACGCTTTATTATTGATGAAAACGTACAGTATCAGTTACGCTTATGGCAAGTTGCTCCAGGATCGATTGGGTTTGGAGATATACTTGTTCTACTAAACGGTAGAGAACTAAATGGTGCTACTGAGTATATTATTCGCCCTGCAACATCTAGTTTAGAATTCTTTGACGGTGTTACTCAAGACGGTGATGTAGTTGAAGTTTACGTTGTTACTGATGCAGACTACGCTATTACTAACAACGTAATTACACTTGATACTGCACCTGCAGACGGAGAAACAATTGAGGTTTACAACTTTAGCAAGCACGACATACAATCGATTGATAGATTTGGTTATGATGTTGTAAGTAGAATAACACTTACAATTGGAACTGACGATCAGCTAGAATACAGCAGATGGCGCAACGGTAATATCAAACTAGATAAACCTGCTATTGATGCACAGTATGTTTGGGTTGCAGTAAACGGCGAACTGCAAACACCTAGTGTTGATTATAAAGTATCAGAAGATAGAATGAGTATTAAATTACTAGGAGTTCCGACAGACGGTGATGCTGTAGAAATTATACAATTTGCTACTGAAGGTACTATAACTAACAAGTTTGCATACAGACAAACCAAAGACATTCTTAATAGAACAGTATTCAAGCGTTTAGGAGATGACTTTGAGTATGTGCTAGCACAAGACTTAAATACATTTGATAAAGAAATTGTATTAGAAGATGCATCCGGTCTTGCAACTCCTAGTACAAAAGAAAATTTACCAGGAGTATTATTGATCAACGGCGAGCGTATTGAGTTCTTCCGCAAGGAAGGTAATGTACTAACACAATTACGCAGAGGTACAAATGGTACTGGTGTGCCCAGTGTACACGATTTAGGCTCGCAAGTGCTCGATCAAGGCTTCCAGCAAACTGTTCCTTACAAAGATGAAACTGTTACAATTACGTTTGATAGTGACGGATCGACTAAAGAGTTTGATTTAGGATATGTTCCTGCAAGCGTAAACGAGTTTGAAGTATTTGTAGGTGGACGTAGATTACGTAAAACTGCAATACAAGAGTTTGATGCAACAGTTGATCAAGACTCACCAGAAGCAGATGTTACTATACCGGCAGAGTTTAGTGTAGACGGTACTACAAGTATGCTAACACTAACTAATGCTCCTGAGCTAGGAGCAAGCATTGTAGTAGCACGTAAGATAGGTAGACTATGGGCTCCTGTAGGAGAAAGTCTAGAAACAGAAGATAATTCAATAACACGCTTCTTGAAGGCCAAGAAGGCAGCGTTACCCGAATAAATAGTGTAGTAGGATTGGAAAATGACAGACAACTTTAAAGATACAAACGGTACATTAATACAAGGACACATTAAAATTTCCGACCCGAGTTCGGGTGAAGTTTTAATAGACAAGCGAAATGCTATTCATTATGAAAATATGAGTATTTCGTTAGCTGAAAGTTTAGCAAATGCTGGACAGGGATTTATCTATGAGATGGCATTTGGTAATGGTGGTACAAGTATTGACCCAACAGGGATTATTACATACTTGACACCGAACAGCACCGGTACTAATGCTAGTTTGTATAATCAAACATATTCAAAAGTAGTTGATGACAGAAGTGTTAACAACATTGATCCTACACGTAACAAAGTAGAAACAAGACATGTTAGTGGTACAAACTATACAGACATTCTTGTTAGTTGTTTGTTGGACTACGGTGAGCCAAGCGGGCAAGAAGCTATTGATAACGCTACAGGTACAAACAGTCTTTATGTGTTTGACGAACTAGGACTTGTTGCATTTGATCCAACAGGTACTGGACGTCTACTAACACACGTTATTTTCCATCCAGTACAAAAGTCGTTGAACAGATTAATTCAAATTGACTATACTGTGAGAATTCAGAGCTTGTCGGGGGTTTAATAGAGAATGGCATATAACATTAACTACACAGATCCAGAGAAAGGCAGTATTTCAGTTGAAGACGGCACAATTGATAACACTACTACACTGTCTATTCCTGGACGTAATACTACAAGTTATGGATCTAACATTGGTCAAAACTTTCTACAAATGCTGGAAAATTTTGCTGCTGCATCAGAACCGAGCAATCCTATAGAAGGACAACTATGGTACGACAACAGTATTGGTGTCAACACACTTAAAATTTATGATGGTACTAGTTGGGTAAGTGCAGGCGGCATTAAAAAAGGAACAGTCGCACCAGAAGTTGATACTAGTTTGCCTGGAGACATTTGGTCAGACACTGACAACAATCAACTATACTTGTTCACCGGTTCGGGATGGATTTTAGTTGGTCCTGAATTTAGTGACGGTTTGTTAACTGGTACTAAGCCTACAATTATTACAGGACAAGATGACCTTGAATACACTGTACTACAAATTGAAGTACAAGGTGTTCCGATTGGTATTTACAGTTCGCAACAGTTTAGTCCAAAATCAAAAATACAAGGCATTACTGTTGTTCGTCCGGGCCTTAATCTAACATCAAGAGATATTACTGGCGCAGGTGTAGCAAAGTATTACGGTATATCAGAAAAAGCAGAAGCATTGATTGTTAATGGTGAAGCTATTGCAGGCGCAAACTTCTTGCGTACTGATACTGACGGACTTACTACATCTCCGATTACAATTCGAAATAACCAAGGTCTTACTGTTGGTCAAGACGGCTTGCTTAAAATGTCAATTGAAGGCACTACAGGTGTTCTAAGTAATCTTACATCTGGTTCTAGTATCGATATGCGTGTTAACAATCTTGGTACTATAAGAACAGTTGTAACTGTTGATAGTACTCAGCGTGTAGGTATTAATACTACTAGTCCGATTGAAGCTCTAGATGTTAATGGAAATATTCAATCTAGTGGCACTATCGTATCAAACGATACAACACAAAGTTCAAGTATTGGTACTGGTGCTATTACTACAGCAGGCGGCGCAGGCGTTGCTAGAAACTTAACTGTCGGCGGTGCTATAGACGTTACTGGTACAGTTAGCTCAAATAGCATTGTTCCTAAGTCTAACAATACAGCAGATTTAGGATCAACTGAAAATAACTTTAGAACAGTGTATGCAACTACTTTTAGGGGAAACTTAGTTGGTAACATTACTGGTACAGTTACAGGACGTTCAGGTACTACAAGTAAACTAGCACAAGCAACAACCTTTCAGCTAAATGGAGATGTTAGTTCGAATCAAATTGTGTTTGACGGACAACAAGGTGGCACAACTAAATTGTTTACTACTGAAATTAGTAACACGTTTATTGCTAACAAAGAAGAAGTTGCAACATCAAACATTGATGACGAATTTATTATTAACAGAACTAGCGGTAACGATTTAGGCGTTAAGAAAATTAGCCAACGTAACCTACTAGCAAGTGTTACGGGAACAACACCAATCGGAACTGTTGTTCCGTTTGCTGGAGATCAAGCACCAAGTGGTTGGTTGCTGTGTGATGGTAGAGAAGTACAAATTGGTGACTTCTTAGATTTATTCCAAACTATTGGATACAAGTTTAAAGACCAAGCAGTAACAACATCGGGTAACTTTGGCATACCGGATTTTAGAGGTCGTATGCCGTTAGGTGCTGATAACATGGGCGGCTCAAGTGCTAACCGTGTTACAAATGTAAACGCAGATGTTATTGGTAACTCGGGTGGTTTTGAAAAGAATCAAATTGAAGTTGAAAACTTACCAGAACACGAACACGACTTACGTGGACCAAGTGGTGCTCAGTACTATGCAGTGCGTGATATTCAAGGCACACCAGCAGATGCTGAAGCTATTCCTTATGATGCACCTCAAGGTTCACAAGCTGGTCAGGCGTATCCAACATCGGGTGGTGTACTAAAACGTAAATTTAACGAAGACGGATCGTTTGAAACTATCACTAACCTAGGCGAACCGTTTGACGTTATGTCACCGTTCACTACAATGAACTATATTATCTACTCGGGAGTAGGGGGCTAATGAGCTATCAAATTAACAGAACTGACGGAACACTATTAGTAGATCTAGCAGATGGGCAACTAGATTCTAATAGTACTGACTTATCACTTATAGGTCGAAATTATCGAGGCTTTGGCGAAGCGTTTAATGAAAACTTTATTGCTTTGTTAGAAAACTTTGCTAACCAGAGTGCTCCGGTAAATCCTTTAAGAGGTCAGCTTTGGTACGACACTGCTGAAGATAGATTAAAAGTATACAACGGAACACAATTTACATCAAGCGGTGTTATTGTGAGCGCACAACAACCAAATTTAGTTGCAGGAGACCTTTGGTTAAACAATGAAGCAAATCAGTTATATGCATTTGACGGGACTGATCTTGTACTAGTAGGGCCTAATTATAGTTCTTTTCAAGGACTATCGGGTATTGTTACAGATACAGTTTTAGATATTCAAGGTACTAGCCGAACAGTTATTAAGTTTTATGTAGGTAATGCACTAGTTGGTGTATACAGTAACATTCAATTTACTCCGGGTGTTGGACAAGCAATTCCGGGAATTACTGGAGCAGTAGGTAAAGGATTTACTACTGTTGACGCAGATTTCAAATGGAATGGCACAGCAACAAGAGCCGACTCGCTAATTGATGCTCAAGGTACAGTACGTCTTGCTGCACAGTTTCTTGCTTCTGACTCAGACGATACAACTACAGGTGCTTTAACAGTACAGAATGACCAAGGTATTACATTTGGTCTAAACCAAAACAATACACTAAAAATTGTTGGTACTAGTGTAGTAACAGAAAACCAGCTCACAGACCAAGACTACAAAATTCGAGTACGCACCACAAGCGGTCCTATTGACGCTGTTACTATTGATACTAGCGAACAGAACTTAGGCATTTTTGAACCAACTCCGCAAGCAACTCTTGATGTAGGTGGAGATGTTCGCATACAAGGTAACTTAACTGTAGAAGGAGATACTACAAGTTTTGAAGTTTCTACACTTAGAGTAGAAAACAAAAATATCGAAATGGGTGTACTCGACGATAGTACACTTGCAGACGATGCTACAGTCGATGGTGGCGGCATTATTGTGCAGTCTAATCAAGGTTCGAAAGATTTTGTTTGGAGATCTGCTACTAACAGTTGGACAACTAACGTAAACATTGATATTGCTAGCAATGCTATCAAAGCAGGAAATATTACAGTTATTAAAGGCACTGATGCTCCGGGCTTGACTAGTATCGGTGCTCTACAAAGTCTTGATGTTGACAACATGAACTTTAACGGAGTTCGTATTACAACATCGAGTAACGGCTTGCAAATTTCAAGCGCAGGCGACATTGCAATTGTTAACAATCAAAAAATTGTAGGCGTAGCAGATCCTACAGAAGCACAAGACGTTGCAACTAAAGCGTATGTAGATAGAGCGATTAATTTAGAAACACTTAGTTTAGCACTAGATGTTACTGGCTTGAGCAATTCTCAGATTGCGCAAGTATTAGAAGATATTGCTCCTGCTGCTACAAAAGAAAACGGCACAGAAGCACGTATACACTGTACAGATACTGCAAGCGCAAGTGCAACATTTACAGCGGCACAGCTAGTTTCTGCACTAGTTAAGACTGATCAGTTTGTACAAAAATTAGATGGCAATGGTGACGACGACGGCGGTATATCTGTACTAGGTGACATTACGTTTACAGATGTTACAGGTGCAGTTACACTAACAGTAGATAGAAGTCTGAGACTATTCAGAGTAGTTTCAGGACAATGGGCTTACATTCAAGATTTAACATCTAGCGTTTGAGCATAAATACAAATAGTTATAAATCAAGGGTTGATAAAACATGGCATATATTATTAACAAAACTAACGGTACCCAGTTAACAATAGTTGAAGACGGTACTATTGATCAAACAACAGATATTAAGTTGGTTGGTAAGAACTACGCTGGTTATGGTGAAATACAAAACGAAAATTTTGTAGCATTACTAGAAAACTTTTCCAGCGCACAACAACCAGGACGTCCACAAGCTGGACAGATTTGGTTTGATAGTTCAAATAGTAAATTAAAGTTCTATGATGGCGCGAAATTCCGCACAACAGGTGGTGCAGAAGTAAGTACAACGCAGCCAGTAGGACTTACAGAAGGCGATTTTTGGTGGGATACAGAGAACAAACAATTATATGCCAACACCGGAGACGGTGGTTTTGTTCTAGTTGGTCCACAAAGTATTGGCGATACAGTATCTCAGTTTGTTACTACAGAAGTGCGCGATACACTAGGCGACACACAAGTCATACTACGTGCTGTTGTTGACGATCAAACTATTTTTACTATTAGCTCAGCCCAATTTACAATTGATTCTACAGATCCAGAAAATGCAATCCTTGGATTTGACACAGTGCGCCAAGGTATTACACTACGTAATACAACTGATAGCACTAATGGTGTTACAAGTTCAGCGCATAGATTTTGGGGCACAGCTACAAACGCAGAACAGCTAGGCGGCAAGGATGCTAGTGAGTATGTTGTGTCAACAGCAGGACAAGATTCTGTATTTACAGCTCCTGCAAAATTCCAAACAACAGACGGTATTAGTGTAGGCCCGTCAAACGAATTACAGATTAAAGTAGATAACACTGAAGGTGTTATTACTAATACAGTAGGTGATAAAATTCAGTTCCGCGTAACTTCGGGACCAAGAGAACTTACAATTGCAGAAGTTATTCCAACAGGTATGGTTCCTAATGCAACAGTAACTTATGATTTGGGATCAAGTGCATTAAAATGGAGAGAAGTGCATGCTGATAGTTTTGTAGGATTAGCCACATCATCAGAAGCTATTAGATTGAGCGGTACAGACTATGCAGGGTCTTTAGGTCAAGACGCAAATACTACAGCACTACGTGATAGCAGCGGCAATATTACAGCTAATCTATTCCAAGGTATTGCAACCGAAGCACGTTATGCTGACTTAGCTGAAAAATATACTACAGAAGAAGATCATCCTGTAGGAACAGTAGTTGCAGTAGGTGTGCATGACGAACATGAAATGGATCTAGCAAATGCTGGAGACGTTGTAGCAGGTGTTATTTCAGATAAGCCTGCATATTTAATGAATGCAGAAGCAGAAGGGCAAGCAGTAGCACTTAAAGGCCGTGTACCGGTGCGTGTTATTGGTTCTGTTAAAAAGGGCGATAAAGTATTTGTAGCGCAAGATGGACTTGCAGGAGTAGAGGGCCAAGGCGACCTAGTAGGAGTAGCACTAGAAACTAACACTGATGATTCAGAAAAGTTAGTTGAGTGTTTCCTAAAGGTATAATTATTTAAAAGTATTTAGGAAAACAGTATGGCCGAAATTACAGCAGCAAGATATAACACTTTACAAGCACGGGTTGCAACGATTATGAGCAAAGGTGCAGGCGATGAAGGTTATGGACAGGCAATTGAGAGTTATCAAGTAGCCCAAAGCCAAATTGTCTTAGCAGAGCACATGAACAAGCTCTTTAATGACATCAAACGTGCAAGAGTACACCAAGATGGTGCAATTCCTTCAGAAATTGCACAAGTTTTACAAGATGTTGACTTAGTTGAAAACTCTAATACAACAACTAAAAAAGGATTAGCTCAATTCGAAGCTCTGTCGTTAGAAGTTGTAGCTGACAGATTGTTAATAGCTGAAGGCCAAGCTGGTATTGTAAACCAAGCCGCGGCTACTAGCTTTACTGACACAAACTGGAACGGTACTATTCGACACGATGTACGTGTACAATTTGCTGAGTACACTATTACAAACGGTAACGGAAGTACAGTATCAATGAGCGCAGCAGATGCAGCTCGTGTATATTTTAATGCAGGCGGCGAAATTCTATTTACACCAGGACTTGCCGCTGATGGCACCGGAGGATCTATTACAAGGGACTGGAGAAATTTGATTAATGCTGTAGGAACTGTGCGTTTTCGCAGATCAAATACTACAAATGCTGCATACCCAAACACTAGCGGCGGCAGCGGCGGCACAAACTTAGGATTTGTTGATATTGGAGGTAGCTTTCAAACAATTTATACTAAAAATGCAAGCTCTTACAGTGCAAACGATTATACAATTCAAGCACAGTTAACAAATAATTACACAATTGACTTTAGGATTTACTTTAATGACGACAAAGGTCCTAATCCAAATTTTGACGAAGCAGTAACTCCTAGAACTACTAGTACTACTCGCATATATCGCCCTAATGATACTGCAAGTGTAAATGTAAATGCACCAACGTGTACAACTACTAGAGCATTAAGTTAACCCAAACTTAAACTTTTACTTGACATTTGTCCTTAAATATGGTATACTTGTATAAAAGAGGTATACTATATGGACGAACGTCTTAAAAAAGCACTAGAAATTTCCAATCTTTCTACAGTTATTAATGATAAAAAGAGACTGCTCAAAGAACAGTTTCTTGACAAAGTTATTATCTATAAAAACGGCGGAACGTTTACTATTACTCCAGAATTAATTAATTTTACACAAAATCTAATGGATCGAGGATTAGACTCTGCGGTATTAATCGACGACAACACACTTCCGGTTAATATTGCAGATCTTGAAGACTTTGTAGATTACTTGTACGACACTTACTTTACTGCGTCAAACAAGTACTTCCAAGACTATCAAGAACTAATTAAAAATAGATCAGTGGATAAAATTATTGATGTCTAAAGGTATTATTTGTTTTGCTGTAAACAACGGATCTGTAGACTATCTTAAACAAGCAAGATTTTTAGCAAAACGTGCAAAAGAATATTTAGATCTACCCGTAACTGTTATTACTAATCAACAAGATGATAGCAGAGTGTTTGATCACGTTATTAATATTGAAGAATCTAAAAACAATAATATTAGACGCTATTATAACGGGTCCACAGACTACGAAGTATTAAATTTCCAAAACGACTCTAGGCCGTTAGCATACGACTTATCTCCGTATGAACAAACAATTTTACTTGATACAGATTATATAATTTGCAGCGACAAACTGTTGATGCCGTTTGATCAACCTTGCGATTTTATGCTACACGATAAAAGCATTGATCTTGCTCCGTGGAGAGGCAGTCAAGAGTTCTGGCATCTAAGCGATACTAGTATTAAGTTCTATTGGGCTACGTGTGTGTTTTTTAAAAAAACTGAAGAAAACAAAATATTCTTTGATTTACTAAAGCACATACAAGAGAACTGGAACTATTATAATTTATTGTACGAAATTAGTCATCCAATGTATAGGAATGATTATGCATTTAGTATAGCAATTCATATTATGAACGGTCTTCAAGAAGGCAATTGGGCAAGCGTATTTCCTAGACCAATTTATCATTCGCTTGACAAAGACTACTTGCACAAAATTGATCAAGATACACTAATACTTTTAACACAAAAACATACAGAATTTGATCATTATACGCTAACACAGGTTAGTAACACAGATGTACATGTAATGAACAAATACAGTTTGGAGGAGCATATTGATGTCTAAAGGATATGTTATAGTTGCATGTGGCGAGGAATATATCAAACAAGCATACTTGTGTGCTCTAAGTATTAAAACTACACAGACAGCAGTTACTAGTGTTTCTCTTATCACAGACGAAGCTATAGATAAAAAGTATGCGCAAGTGTTTGATAACGTTATCTTTGAAGAAACTACAGACACTAGACGATATGCAACACAGCTGAGGTCTAAGGTATATGATTTATCTCCTTACGACGAAACAATTTTACTTGATAGCGACATGTTGTTTACTTCGGACGTAAGCGACTGGTGGGAATTGCTAGCAGACAAAGATCTGTTTTTTACTACAACAGTTAAGACCTATCGAAACGTAACAACCGACAATATCTTTTATAGAGAACTATTTAAAAAACTTGATATGCCTGAAACGTATGTTGCTATTGCATACTTTAAAAAGTCAGAGCTAGCAGGAATATTTTATTCTCTAGTAAAACTTATTACATCAAATGAAAAACAGTATTATCAAGAAATTCTTGACACTAAAAAAGATATTACTCCTAGTTTTGATTTTACATGTTCTCTTGTAACCAAGATGCTAGATATTGAGGATCGTGTTACACGCAAGAACCTTAACGTACCAACGTTTGTGCATCTCAAAGGACAAAATCAAAATTGGGAATCAGGAACACATGATTGGATGACCAAAGTAAATAGATTTGTTGACAACGAGTTGAATGTGTTTATTGGAAACTATAAACAAACCGGTGTGCTACATTACACTCATGAGAATTTTGTGACTGACGAAATTATTAAAACATACGAGGATTACTATGCGAAATCAAGTTGACATGACACCTCCTATGCGTGTGTACTATGACGACGAAGGAAACATAGTAAGTATCGGACCGGGTGATTCCGAAGGATATAGTTACTTTGAAACTACGTACGAAGCCGTTGCAGATCTAATGACACTCAAAGATGATCCTATGAATTATGTTGTTCGATTTGACAGCACTACGGGCAAGCACACACTAGTATCAATAAAAAACGCAGACGAAAAAGAATACAAACTAACAGAACTAGTCAAATATAACGGGTCGTTCTACTCTTTGTTGTTAAGTATCAATGAAGGAAGCAATACGGCTATATTAATCTGCGACGATGTAATAAAAAATAAACTCAACGTTAGTGAATTTGTATTTTACTTTACTAAAAAGAACAACCCCAGTGTACTATACAAAACTATTAAATTTAATGTTAACGAAACAGTAGAAGAAACAATTTTTTCTAATATGGAAAACGTTAGCATATACACAGTTAGAAACTTAGAAAAACTTTGTTACGAGGTCAAGTAATGACGCAAACAGTAAAAATGATCGAATATGATGTAATCTATCTCAGCTATGACGAGCCTAATGCTGAAGAAAATTATGCAGATCTTCTTACTAAAGTGCCTTGGGCAAAGCGTGTACACGGTGTAGAAGGATCAGATGCAGCACACAAAGCCTGTGCTGAACTAAGTGAAACTGAACACTTTATAACAGTTGACGGCGATAATAGAATATACAGTGAGTTTATTAATAACGAAATCGAAATTGATGAAAATGTAGATTTATCTAAAAGTGTTATTAGCTGGTGTGGTAAAAATAGCATTAACGGACTAACGTATGGCAATGGTGGATTAAAGTGCTGGCCTAAACAGTATGTACTAAACATGCAGACACATGAAAATGCAGATCCTGACAATATACACGCACAGGTAGACTTTTGTTGGGATATTGATTACATTCAACAGAATGATACTTATAGCACAGTACACAACAATAAAACTAAGCATCAAGCATGGCGAGCAGGATTTCGTGAAGGTGTTAAGCTAGCATTAGATCGAGGCGAACGTCTTCCTAAAGACACCTTCTTAAAACAAACACACTGGCGTTGTTTGCATATGCTTTATATTTGGACTATGGTTGGCGCAGACGTATCAAATGGTGTTTGGGCTATACTAGGTGCTAGAGCCGGCCTTGCCAAAACTATGTGTACAGATTGGGACTACGTACAAGTTAGAGATTTTGAATACTTAAACAAGTTATGGAGAGATGAATTTGAAAATCTTTCCGACGAGCAAGTAAATGATTTAAGTAAACAGCTAGGTAGACAACTTATTGATGATTTAGAAATTCCAATTGACATAGACTTTTTGAATCCTAATCAAAGTAAATTTTTTAAAGAGGTAAGTGTATTACCAGGTAGGATTGGACATTGAAATACAATAGAAATATAAAAGGCAACGAACTTAGAAAGATTGACGGAAAATTTGAGTCCCGTTATCAAGTCGATGCTGAATATGTAAAAGAAAAGTTAGACAAAGTTAGTCCTAGTTTTTGTTTGGCTAAATGGTTTAATGTAAGCATACACATTCCGACTGGTAAAACACACAGTTGTTATCATCCGCCTACACATAAAATTCCTCTAAAAGAACTGGCACTAGATCCTAGTGCATTGCATAACACTGAATATAAAAAACAGCAACGTGCAAAGATGCTCGCAGGAGAAAGACCTAGTGAATGTGACTTTTGTTGGCAGTTGGAAGATGCTGGCAAAGAACTAAGTGACCGTGCATATCGCAGTAAAGATGTCTACGATGCAGGCCTAATTGAAGAAGCATTAAAATTAGGTATTGACGGCAATGCTCGTCCGCGGTATGTAGAAGTTAATTTTAATCAAGCATGCAATTTTAAATGTGCATATTGCAGTCCCCATCTTAGTACAGAATGGATGAAGGAAATTAAAAAGCATGGCAACTATAAGCTAGCTGATAGAGAGCATAATGATGTTGAGCATCTAGAAAGAATCGATAACAGCCCTGAAAACTTATACTTACAAGCATTTTGGAAATGGCTTCCAGAAATTTATCCTACATTACAGACGTTTCGTATGACAGGCGGTGAACCTCTAATGGATAAAAATACTTTTCGTATGTTTGACTATGTAAAAGAAAATCCCAAAGACGATTTACATCTAAGTATTACTAGTAACTGTTGCCCTCCAAAAGGACAATGGTCTAAATTTATGGCATCTTTTAGAACAGTAACTAGCCATATTGATCATTTCATGCTTTTTTGTAGTTTAGACAGTTGGGGAAATCAAGCAGAGTATATACGTAACGGATTACATTTTGATACATTATTAAAAAACGTAAAACAATATCTCAGAGAAGGCCAGCGCCACAGCCTTACTTTTATAATTACATTTAATGTGTTAAGTTATACAGGAATATATGAATACATCCAAAACATATTAAAACTACGTCAAGAGTTTAGCCATGATAGACAGATGATATGGTTTGACATTCCTCAATTAATGAGTCCTGATTATATGAATCCTAAAGTTTATCCAGAACGTGCTTCTGAATTACTTAAATGCATTGAGTTTATGGAACAAAATAAAGACGGTGAAACTGAAGAATTTAAAGGATTTAGTGATTTTGAAATTGAAAAAGTAAGACGGTTGTACAATTGGATACAAATGCCTACATCGTTTGACAAAGAATTAGCAATGAAAAACTTTTATATATTCTTTACAGAACACGACAATCGTAGAGATACAGATTTTTTAAGTACGTTTCCTGAACTAGGCCCTTTTTGGAGAAAATGTGAGAGATTACAATGAGTGTAGATAATGTAAAGAAAACACGCGATAAGCTGAATCAAGTAGGTCCGGGCTTTTGCACAATGAAGTGGCTGCACGAAACACTGTATCTGCACACAGGTGACAATCACAGTTGTTACCATCCACGCCCGCAACACATTCCGCTAGAAGAAATTGCAGAAAATCCTAGTGCTTTACATAATACTAAATGGAAAAAACAGCAACGTAAAACTATGCTAGAAGGCGGCCGTCCTGATGAATGTTACTACTGTTGGAATATTGAAGACCTTGAAGGAGATCAAATCTCTGATAGAATGGTACACAGTAGCAGTGACTTTGCAGTAGACGAGATTGATAATTTAGCAAACACTCCGTGGGACGCTAATGTAAATCCAAAATACTTAGAAGTAAGTTTTGGCAATGGATGTAACTATCGTTGTGGTTATTGCTGTCCACAAGCTAGTACAATGTGGATGGACGAAATTAAAAAACACGGCAACTACGATTTAACCTACAATCAGTATGGTATTGACTTTTTAGACAACGGAACTTACTATGGACCTAAAGATGACAATCCTTATGTAGAAGCATTTTGGAAATGGTGGCCAGACCTGCGCAAAGACTTGCACACATTACGTATCACAGGCGGCGAACCATTAATGAATCCAGGAGCACTACAGTTCTTTGACTTGTTAGAAAACGAACCTGCACCGCAATTAGAAATTAGCATTAATAGTAACTTGGGTGTTACAGTTAATAAGATAGACAGAATGTACAATAGAGTGGAAAGTCTATTAAAGCAAGAAAAGATACGTAAATTTAGTTTGTTTACTAGTATTGAAGGCTGGGGCGAACAAGCTGACTACATGCGTACAGGTATGCAACATAAACACTGGGAACGTAACTTTGTAGCAGCAATTGAACGTGGGTTTAAGGTTAACATTATGTGTACCTTTAATGTACTGTGTGTTGCTACTTTTGATAATTTTTTAAGTAAAGTAATGGAATGGCGTAAAAAGTACGGTAAGAATGCATTAGGTTTTGATACTCCATACTTAAAAGAACCTCCTCATTGGATGATCAATATACTTCCGGATAGTTTTAAATTCTACATGGATACGCATCTAAAGTATATGAATGCTAATAGCGAATGGTTTACAGATATCGAAATAGCTAAAATGCAACGTGTAAGAGATTATATGTATCAGAATCCTGTAAACAATGATAGGATTGAAAAAGGCCGCAGAGACTTTTACAGTTTCTTTAGCGAAAATGATCGCAGACTAGGAACTGATCTTGTAAAAACTTTCCCTGAGTATGCTGAATTTTATAATGACTGCAAAAAGGTATACGACAATTGGCCAAAAAACTAAAGGAAGATACTAATAATGTGGAGTGAAGGTACTGCGTGGCAAATACATTTAGAACCAAGCGACAAGTGTAATGCTGGATGTCCAATGTGCCCTAGATATACTAATGACGGATATGAATTAGAAACTTTGTCTAAAACTGAATGGACGTTTGACGAATTTAAAAAAGCATTTCCCGTAGAATTTATCAAGAATTGGTTAGATAAAATTCTAAGTTGTGGCAATTACGGCGACCCGTGTGCATGTAGAGATTTATCTAAAATATATCAGTATGCAAGAGAAGTTAATCCTGGAATAGCATTAGCAATTAATACTAACGGAAGTCTTAGAACTACAGACTGGTGGTATAATCTAGGCGCAGTAATGCGTAAAGATCAAAACCCTGGAAACTATTGTACATTTAGTATCGACGGTTTAGAAGATACTAATCACATTTATAGACGTAATACTAATTTTAAGAAAATTTTAGAAAACGCACAAGCATACATTGACGGCGGCGGAGTAGCACACTGGGATTTTATTGTATTTGAGCATAACGAGCATCAAATTGAAGAAGCACGTAATCTTGCAATAAAGATGGGGTTCCAAAATTTTAATATTAAAAGAACCGGAAGATGGGCTAATTATCAAGACGGTCAAGGACATTATCCTGTTTACAACAAAGGAAAATTCGAGTACGATTTAAAACAGCCTAAAGACGAGGTATTTAAACATAATTATGAAGATGCAACTTTATTTAAAAATCAAGATAGACAATCTTTTAAGTTAGAAGATTTTAAAAATTTAGAAGGCGTACCGATTTCTGATCAGAGATTTGTTGATGGAAAATATAAACGTATTAATTTAAGAAAATTAACAGTTGATTGCCGCGCAACTCCCGGTAATAGAGTTAATCAAAACTATAATGAAATATATGTTGCTGCTAATGGATTTTTATCACCTTGCTGCTTCCTTGGTTCTGAACCTTTTATGCCTGCAGGAAATACTGATGTAAATTATATGCATATGGTAAACTTAGATGGCGGCGTAGACGCATTTAATATAAAACAAAATAATATATATAATGTAATCGAAAAAGATTTATTTAGAAAGATGATTCCTTGGAGTTGGAAGAAAAAAGGCAATTTATCTATGCGTCCAAAAAAATGCGGAGCATGTTGCGGCGTAGAGTGGAACTGTTTAGATTACGGAGAATTAGGCGATAAAACTAATTCGTATTTGGAAGATAAGAATGAAAAATAATTACTGTACATTGCCTTTTAATAGCATAAGCATCGGCACCGGAGGAAACATACGGCCTTGTTGTAATACACATGCTCCGTTTAACAAGCACAAAATTGTAAATACTGATTACGATAGCATTATAAACACTAAAGAAATTGTTAAGTTGCGTAAACAGTTTTTAAAAAGTGAACGTCCTAGTGCATGTGAACGTTGCTGGAAAATGGAAGCAGTTGGCAATAAAAGTTTTAGGCAAATTTCTAATAACGATGAATTCTATGGACTGCATACAAATCCTCCAAAGTCAAAAAATATAACTATAGAAGATATTAGATATATAAATTTAGAACTAGGAAATATTTGTAATCTTGCTTGTAGAATGTGTAGCCCTATGAGTAGTAGTTTAATAGCTAAACAGCTGACACAACTAGGAGAATATAATAAATCTATTGAGATTGGATTTGACAGAGAAGTTAAAAACAAGATTATTAAACTGTTCCAAGATGCAGTTAATCTTACTAGAGTTTATATGATCGGCGGCGAACCGTTATATAACGATTTTCACGATGAAATATTAGAAGTATTACTAGACCATCCAAATAAAGAAAATATTTGTATACATTATAATACTAACTTGCAAGGAACAAAGTTTGACAAGTATGTGGAAGCATGGAAGCAATTTAAATTAATTGATATGCAAGTTAGCATCGACGGCTCGAACGAAACATATGAATATATTCGCTGGCCAGGAAAGTGGAATAAATTAGTCAAAAATTTAGAAAGAATTCTTGAGATCGATAATTTTAAAGTCGGTGCTGCAATTACAGTACAAGCATTAAATGCACACAATCTTCCAACGTTATGCGAAACGTTATTTGAGTTAGGACCCATACCAGTATTTTTTATACCTATTACTGGTCTTAATCAACTTTATATTGCGCCTAATAGTATTATAGAAAAGGCAATTGATGAATTAAAAAGTGTTGATGGTTATTACAAATCTTATAAACAAAATTTAATTAATATGTATACCGATGCATTACAAGATCCTAGTGAACAAGAAGTTCGTGCGTTTTTTCACCGTCAGAAAGGATACGACACTTTGAGAAATCAAAATTTGTTTGAATCTTTGCCATATATGAAAGAAGTTGCAGAAAAGTGGAATGTTGAAATATGGTAAACAAAGTAGCTGCATATGGTTGTAGTTTTACAGAAGGGCAAGAGCTTCCTGACGAAATGTTTATTGAAAATGCCGAAAAGAAAAAGAAAAAGTTAGGCTGGCAAAAGTTTGCTAAAAAATTTAGACATATAATACATAGTGAAGAATATTTAAAAGAAGCAAAAAAATTAGCATGGCCTAAGTATGTTGCTGATGCATACGGTGTAGAATATCATAATAATGCACTAGGCGGTTCGAGTTTAGAATCTGTTTGTCAGCGACTTACTTTAGATTTAAATCGTAAAATTATTGATAGTGATACACTAATACTTATAGGCCTGCCTAATATTACTAGATGGATGCATCCTTTAGATACTATGGAGCGTCATTTCTTAAGCAACATGCTTGAGATAAATGATAAAGAACTAGAATCTATGTCGTATGCAGTTGTAATGACAGATGCAAAATTATTACATTATTATTATTCAGGATTAGAATATTTAGAATTATTTGCTCAAAAACACAATCTAAATATCAAAGCATACGGAGTATGGGAACATGTTCCAGACGCAATTTTAAAGTTAAAAGATCAAGTAACTATGCATCATTATGAATATATGAACACTAGATGGAATAGTATAGAACAATGTCCAATATTTAATTGGAAAACAAAAATGTCAGATTTTTCCATGTTTCCTAATAGCACTCTAGGCGGCGGACATTTCTGTAAAAAAGTTCACAAAGATTTTGCAGATTTTGTTTACAACGATATCAAACGGTAGTATAATAATACTATGTATGATATAGTCTTTATAAATTATCAAGAACCTAATGCAGATGAAAATTATACTGCATTGTGTAAAAGATTTCCAAATGCAAAACGTGTTTGTGGAGTTAAAGGAATACACCAAGCGCATGTAGCTGCGGCTAAAAAAGCATTTACTAAGATGTTTTGGGTAGTTGACGCAGATGCTCGTATACTAGAAGATTTTAATTTTGATTACGTAGTTCCAGAATATGATATATCAGCTGTACATGTGTGGCAAAGCAAAAACCCAATTAATGATCTTGAGTATGGTTATGGAGGCGTAAAGCTACTTCCTCGCAGACTTACTCTCAAAATGGATTTAACAAAACCTGACATGACCACTAGTATTAGTGATAACTTTAAAGCCATGAATCAAATATCAAATGTAACAGCATTTAATACAGATCCGTTTAACACATGGAAAAGTGCATTTAGAGAATGTGCTAAACTAGCAAGTAAATCTATTGATAGACAAAATGAGGATGAAACAAATGAAAGACTTAAAACTTGGACAACCGTGGGACACGCTAGAGACTTTGGTGAATATGCGATACGAGGTGCTAGGGCTGGTATGGAGTTTGGCCTTTCTAATAAGTCTGATATATCATTAATTAATGACTTTGACTGGCTGCATGAAAGATTTAAACAATAAATGGAAAATACATTTACAGTTGTTTTTAAAAATTCAAAAAATGAAAGTTACAAGTTAGACTTTCAAGTCTATAAAAATGATATCAGCGAAAAATGGTTTTCTGTATTAAAAGATCAAATTATTAATTGTGACAATAAAATTTATGAAACTGATAGATTATACGGGTTTCCAAATGATGGATGGAATGAAGAAAAGATTATTTCAGAATTAAACATATGCATAGAACAATTAAATCTTTTTAGACAAGTTATTGACCATTATGCGTATGTAGGTATGCCACAAGAACATTTAAATATTTTACATCACTACTTTGAAAATCTTAGAGGCGGAGTGCTATCTCCCGGAGAGTTTTGGGAACTTGCTGACGAACAAACAAAACAAGTTTTAGGAAGATATAACGTTCTAATACACAGAGCAGAAGATTATTATAGATCTAAGTCTAACAGATCACCGCGCATAGTTTGTACATTTAAACATAGAGAAAGATTTTTATTAGAAGATGACGATTATGAGCACTTTACAGTATTAACAAACTTCGGCGAAGTTTATATAAATTATTGCGAAGTTGGAAAACCATTACAAGATGTTTTCAAAGACGATGATGATATTGTTGGTGAAGATAATATTAGACCATTAAGATACTATAGTCCTGATTTTAGAGTGCATTTTTATAAAAATTCTCAAACATATGTAGATAATTTCTTAAAAGAAATAGATGACTGGTGGAATCAAAATCATAATTATCTTACAGCGTTAGGATTTGTAAAAAATGATCCAAAAAATGCTATCGGTCATATTCCTGTAGCTAGAATTGTAAACACAGAATTAAACAACAGAGAGTTAATAAACTTGCTTGCTAATTATAATATTTTAGATCGTGTTGAACTATCGAGTTAGGTTCTATGATTACCGACTACAGTATAGCGTTCGTATCCGTTTGACATTAGATACGAATCTGCAAACCAAATTAACTTATCTTTCCAACAAGAAGGTATCTAGTACCTCTTTCGTCTGTTATTTCTTCTTCGATTGATACTATAGAGTTTTCTGGAAGCTGTTCTTTAAATTCTTCTATGCATTCTACACAATTTATATGTCCTTCGATATTGTACATGTTGTTTGATGTAAATGCAAAATAACAATTTTTGCTAACATTTGCCCAGTAAGGCCATTCTTTCATAGAAGGCATATGTTCACATGAAGTATTAATTATCAAATTAGAATTTTTAATAGACTCTATTAATCCTTCATTGATATTAAATACATCTTGTGTAGCAAACATTACATTCTCAATATTTGGAAATATTCTATTTTTTGCAACTCTTATTGTTACATCGTCCATATCAAAGCAAGTAATTTTGTTAACTTTATTATGTAAACAAGAAACTAGAATACTTCCGTACCATGATCCTAAAATAACTACTTCAGAGTTATTATCTAAAATTTTTAAATCTTCTAAAGATTTAATCAGTTTTGTTTTTGATTTAAATTGATTCCTACTAAAAGAATCAAAAATGTCGTCGAGGCGTTTGTGTTCATTTCGATTTAATTCTCTTATAAGATTTTTAAAAAAGTTTAAATCTATAGTGTTTCTATCTAAATCAATCATTTTGTTTCCTAATAATATATTCGCCGATAACTAGCACGTCTAGTCCGCACTTTTTAAATGTAGCAACAGCATCCTTTGGAGTTTCTACGATAGGCTCTTGACAATTAAAGCTAGTATTAAGTAACATAGGAACTCCAGTTAACTTGTAAAACTCGCTAATAAGTCTATAGTACTTTTCGTTAAAGTCTTTTGTAACTGTTTGAATACGTGCTGTACCGTCTACGTGTGTAACGCCTGGAATAGCATCACTAGTAACCGGCATAATGCGACTCATATACGGTGATGGTTGATTAGTGTCAAAGTACTCTTTATAATGTTCTTCTAGTACACTTGGCGCAAACGGACGGAAGTCTTCACGCAATTTAATTTTGGTATTAATGATATCTTTAATATCGGGGTTACGTGGATCAGCAAGTATGCTACGATTTCCTAATGCTCTATTACCACTTTCGCCAGCACCCTGGAACCATCCTACAATAGCTCCTTTTGCAATATTTTTTGCAACTTCTGTGTAAACTTCGTCTATTGCTCTAACTTCATATGTTAATCCTTCCAGTATATTTGGGTCAACTTCGTATTCTTTACCAGCATACACTGTAAGCTTGTGTACATTTCCGTTAAGTACGTAGTCTGCATGCATGTATGTGCCTAGTGCTTGACCTTCATCTCCAACAGCAGGGGGCACATGAACATTAGTGTAGTGTTTAGTAAACTCTTCGTTCATGTAGCCGTTATATGCAACACCGCCTGCAATACATAAGTTATTGCTTGTCTTTAAAGGGTAGATGTATTTTTTAATTAGTTCGATAGTTGCATGTTGTAGAGTATACGCAACATCTTCTTTACTTACTTGTTCTAGTACTTTTCTAGCAAACTCAGGCAGTTTATGATTTGGATTCAGCAAGTATGATTGAATAATAGCGTCAACTTGATAGCAGTATTTTCCATAACCTGCAAGCCCCATGACTTTTCCTGCGCCGAGATATCCAAAGCCTAAATCTTGCGCAAGTCTGTTCCAAAGTCCTCCAATAGAAAGTTTATCTGATAAATCTTTAATATCGCCGTCTTTGTTTATAAAAATACAATTAAACTGCCATCCACGTCCGTCGATAGCAAGTATGTCACTTTTATCAAATCCTGAATTTAAAAAAGCGTATGCCGCATGACTTTGATGATGATCGATATAATAGTATTCGTCTCTTTGATAGTAGTCCCAAAGATTATTTGGTCTAAAGTCTAAGAACGATCTATCTGGAAGATGGTGATCGATTAAGTCAATTACAAATTCTTGTCCTAGATTAGAACAAGTAAACGCAAATACCTTATCCTCCCCACGGTTGTAATAGTTTGGAACAAAATAGTCATTAAAGAACAGTCTACTAGGCTCAGGATCGTGACTGTTATCAGGATTAAGATTATGCTTTGTACGTGTGTGACGTTCAGCTACATAGTGATACTTACCGTCATATGTATTGTGATCGTGTATGTTTACGGCTACTGAAAATATCTTCATTGTTCTACAGTCTTAATTAAGTTCTGATTTACAGGTTCGAGAGCAATTTTTTCGAGAATTTCTAGTTTACGTCCAGCAGGTCTGTCTGGAATAATATCCATACATCCTCGACAATAGTTTTCAAACTCGAATAGTTCGTAATTCATCATTTTTTCAATGTTTTCTTTAGTAACGTCAAACTGACGACTACCGTTAATCACTTTACGACTACAGTGTCTAATCTTTTGTATCTCAAAGTCAAACACTGGAACCTGCGGAAACTTAGCACAGATACGCCTATCAATTTCGGGTGCTTGTACAGGCTTATGATCTGACAAGAAATCTGGTGAACGCGAATTGTATTCTTTGAACTCTGTGTTCTTGTGCATAAGATAAGACAAATCGTGTTTGTCTTTGTAATCAAAGTAACCGGGCGTCTCAATGATAAGATTATAATTGTTTAGATCGTTCGGTTCAAAGAAGTTGTAGTTGCCTAGTTTTTCAATACGATCTTCGTAAAAATCTAATACTAGATGTTCGATGTAGATAATTTCAGGATCTTCTAGTACATGTGGATAAAATTTACGAATTAAACTGTTACTAAGAACTTGAATGACTAGATTAGGATGTTTTTTAATTTCTGCAATAACTTCGTCAAGGTTTTTAACAAGTCCGGGCTCTCCGCCAAGTAAACAAATGCGTGTTTTGTACGGAGACAATCCATCAAGGATAGTACGTAAAAAATTCATATCAACGTCTAAGTTGCGCATTTCTAATGTCCATGCTGTACAGTAATGACAACTCTTGTTACAACTTTTAGTCATATAAAAGTCTACAGTACGATAGTCTGATGTTTTTAAATTTTCAAGTGTTATCATACGCTTCGACTTTCAGTTTTTTCTAACTTAAAATTAATCAGAGTTTCTTTCTTCATCATATCGTCGTTATCTCGAACTTCACATGTTATTATACAAGCTGGTATTCCTATATTTTTTCTTAAATTCTTTTCAAATTCTTTCCATTCAGGTGTTTTTAAAATGTCTTGGATCGAGTCGTAGTCGTCTATTTTACTTACAGACAACAATTTTTTATATACAGGGTCGTCTCTAGTGTGTCCGCTATCACAATAACAACAAGGTATTAACTCGCCCTGATTAGTTATAGCCATTTGCATTTTGCCATTTAAACATTTAGGATTTAATTTCATTTTAATGACATCCTATATTCTTTTTTTGTAGGAATTAACGGATCGTTAGAATTATTCCACCTAGACGAAATTACTAAATTAAAACTAACCTCATTTTCTTCTGCAATTTTTTTTGCTTCTTCTACATTATCTTCGTTATATCTAAATACAATATACTGCCATATAGGACTTTTTTTAAGATATTTTTTAGATTCGATCATTATATCAAACAATTTGTTACCATCTTGATTTATTCTATATAAGTGGCTTTGATGCGGCAATCCGTCTATGCCGAACCACCATAGTGCATCTGGATTTGTTTGAAACGCACGTTTATACCAGTCTTTTGATTTTGCCGACGATGCATTATGAACATGTACTTCGATATTTTTTTTAAAACAAATTTCTAAAAATTCTATAAATTTGGGATGGTGAACGGGATCTGAAAATTGTCCACAAAAATGTATAGATTTAAAATGAGAGGCAACTTTTAAAAATTCATCAAGTGATAAATCGTAACCACGAACAGGGTTATTAAATTTTGTATAGTGTCTTGATCGCTGACAGTTCGGACACTCTAATGCGCACCTGAAACCGATGTCTATATTTACATCACTCCTGCTAAAAAAATCTTTAGTCATACTACATCCTTAATAGTTTGAATTACTGTTTGAATTTCGTCATCAGTTAACCATGCATGAATAGGTAAACTCAAAACAGTATCAGCTGCTGTCTTAGCCGCTATACAAGCGTCACTGCGCACAGTTACACCTTCATACATACTGTTAGCACTCAACGGAGTTTCGTAGTGTATACTAGCGTTTAATGCGTTCTTAACACGCTTTCTAGTGTCCTTGTCTTCAAAGCGTACAACGTATTTGTGATAGTTGTTATTTAAACCGTTTGTGACTTTAGGAGTTACAATAGGCAAGTCTAAAAACGCTTCGTTATATTGCTGTGCAATATTCTGTCTCTTAGATTGATTAGCTTCCATACTTTTCATACGCTGTTCGATAATGCGAGCATTAAGAACATACATGCGACTGTTATAGCCTAGAACATCAAACGTCTTGTCCTTACCGTGCCTGCGAATCATCTTAAGACGTTTAGCAATTGCATCATCATCTGTTAGTACAACACCACCGCCGTTAACGCCCGCAATAACTTTGTTACTGTTAAAGCTGAATACACTACAGTCGCCGATTGTTCCTGCTCTAACACCGTCTAAACTACTGCCTAATGCTTGTGCTGCATCTTCGATAAACAGTATGTCGTGCTGCTTACAGAACGCTTGTAATACACTTGTGTCCTCCATAGCACCAAACAAGTGTACATATACTATCGCCTTTACACGGTCGCTGTACATGCGTTGTACGCTGTCTAAGGACATCTGATAAGTGTCTAGGTCAATGTCGCAGAACACAGGAGTGGCACCTACCATGTCTACACAGCTAGCACTAGAGATCCAGCTAAAGTCAGTTACAAGTACTTCGTCACCTAGACCAATACCGTGTGCTAATAATGCAAAGTGTAGTGCATCTGTAGCACTTGCTACACTTACACAGTGCTTACGATTCATATGTTCTGCAAAACTACGTTCCCACTCTTCGTTGTTTTCGTAGTTCATTTGACTCATAAAATCATCAAAGATTTTTAAGTATGCGTCTTTGTTTTCTTGGTATTCCCTATCCCAAGCATCGTATGCTGTCATTTAAATTCCTCTAGTGCATTTAGTATAGGTGTAATGTCTGGTTCTTTAATATCACGTTTCCAATACACGCTACCACCGTCTACAATTGTTTTATCTCGCAAGTAAATTACATCCTTGCCATAATACTTGCACTCTTGAAAGATTCTCGGTGCAGGATCAAACGTTTCTTTGGTGTATACATATGTTTCGAACATGCTCATGACGTTGTCTACGGGTACAAAAATATTATTATATTTTATATTAACATAGTCTGCGTCATATGTCAATATCCCATGATCAGGAAATTGGTCAATAACTTCCTCAATTGTTGCATAATATTTGTCATTAGTGCCTAAGAACAAATGTTTAAACTGTATGTTGTCAACGTGCGGCTTGTATATACTAAAGTTAATTGTTTTTTCAAAGTGCGCACCTAAACCGTTAGGATAAACTTCTGTGTCGCACAAGTCTACAATCTGTTTAGGAGCATAAAACTCTACAGCCTTAGGGTATTCTGCAGGATGATTTTCACTGTATACACTAATAACGTTACCGCTAAACAAGTTGCGCAATGTTTCTTTTTGTTCATTGCGGTAATCATTAAAACTTTGCCAAGACAGCGTCATCATACTTCTGCCCATAATCAACGTTACATCGGCTCTGTTTGGGACAAAGTTATCAAATACTACATTTTGAAAGTAAATGTACTTGTTTGATATTGCACGTATATAATCATACATTGAAAAATTTTTATGACAGACGATTATAACCTGTGCATCTATACCTTGTTCGTTAAGATACGAACAGTACTCGTAGCTGTAATACAATAGTCCGTCTACTGGTTTGCTTGTGCATACAATATTAATCATAGTGCCAGATAACTACATCTTCTATATTAGGTTTTGTTTCGTCTTTATTAGACATTCTTGATAACATATGTTTGTCATCTACGGTAGGATGCCTGTATCCTATACTAAGTGCTAAAAAAATATTTGATTCTATAAAGCTCAGTATTTCTTTGTAAGGATTTATTTCGCCGTCTTTTCTTACATCTGGCAAACATGCGGTGTAGCTTACATCTATCCCTTGTTCAACACATAATCCAGTAACAATAGAACAAAACATTCCGATTTCAATTTTTGCATCTGTTGTTTTTTCGTGATGTCTTTTTGGATCTAGATTAGGATAAGAGTGTCCTTCTTTAAGTCTTTCTTCTACAAATTTATTCGGCACAGGACATCTTTTTTCAAACAAAATATTATATGGAGCATATAGTAATTGAGTATTTCCTGCTATTCCTTTTTCATATCTTTCTTTATATTTTTCCCCGCCAAGTTCGTGTATACAAGCTAATCTATACAATTCTTTGTTAATTTTATTATTATAAGGTCCTATAACATGTACTTTGTAAGGAACTAAATTTTGTTTAGAGGGTACTAGATTATAAGAATCGATTATTATTTTTTTTACAAGATCAATGTTGGGAATTTTTTCTTCGTCAAAGTATCGTACTTGTCTTCTCTGAGAAAAAATGTCTTTAATCATTATAGTTGGCTCCGTTGTATTTTTATCATAAATATTTATAATACTTATTTTTTTAAACAGAGCATTAATGGCAAACTCAATCATATTCTCGGCATCATCTTTAGAAAGCAATTATTATGCGCAAAAAAACTATGGCGTATACAGAGTTGCCACAGAATTTAGAAACCAAGGACTATCTTGCCAAGTTGTACAGTTTTTTAACTTTTTTAGTGACGAAGAAATTATTAAAATTGTAGACAAATTCTCAGAAGATTTAAAGATAATAGGATTTAGTACATTGTTTTGGGAACATTATAATCCTAAATCTAAAGAAAACTTAATTAGTAAAGTTAATGTCTTAATCGATTACCTTCGAACAAATTATCCTAACGTTACTATACTTGCCGGTGGTCCTAGCAGTAGAATATTTTTAAACAATGAATTTACAAACGTTGATGCAATATTTGAAGGATTTTCAGAAAATACATTTATTCCGTATATTAGATCTATTGCATATAACGAACCTAAACTACTTCCTGACAAATACGAAAAAGATACTCCTATATATAACAAGATAAGCGGAAACTTTAATTTTAATAATAGTAGTACGATATATGTTCCTGAAGATTTAATATCACAACACGATGTTCCTATATTAGAAGTAGGAAGAGGGTGTATCTTTAAATGTAAGTTTTGCGGCTTTGCACTTAATGGTAAAAAGAAATTTGATTATATAAAGGACTTCGAGTGTTTACAAAAAGAATTAATTTACAATTATGAACAGTATGGCATTACTAGTTATATTTTAAGTGACGATACGTTTAACGATTCTTTATATAAGGTGCAAGAACTACATAAACTATTTACATCATTGCCTTTTAAAATTAAATTTGCTTGTTATTTAAGACTCGATCTGTTATTACGATTTCCTGAAGAAATAAAACTTCTTAAAGAAATGGGATTAATAGGAGCATTTTTTGGAATAGAAAGTTTTCATAAAGAAGCTGCAAAGTTAATTGGTAAAGGAATTGACCCTAATGTTGCTAAACGTGCCTTACATGATCTTAAAACTATACATTGGGGAGATAAAATTAAGATTGGCATAGGTTTAATTACAGGATTGCCTTATGAAACATATGAAAGTATACAACTGACAAAAGAATGGATTGCAGATGAAAATACGTTAGTTGATCAAGTTGTTCCTTTTCCTCTTAGCATCAGTAATCCTGAAAACGTAAGACCTCAGCCGTGGGATTCTGAATTTCAAAAAAATGCAGAGAAGTATGGATTTTCCTGGCCAGACGGACACAGTTATCACTGGCACAATAGTATAGGTCCTGTAAAAACTCGGCATGAAGCTGCTGAAATTTGGGAAGACTATAGAAGAGTTTGCGTAGAAACAAGCCGTCAAAAACAAGGAGGGTTTAATTTGTTAAAGGCATATCCTCTAATATCTAGACAAACAAATGCCCCGTCACTAGAAGAACTACTAGCAATGAATAGACATGCATATACACAATATGTAAAATCTTTAGAAAATAATAATTGCATTTCTATATATGTTAATGATTATAAGTCATCATTGTTAAACATCTAAGCTCACTGTTATAAATATTGTTATGAAGGACCCATACAAATATGACAGCAACGGTAATCTTCTTTACCATGCAGTAGATTTTAAAAAAGTTAATTATGCAACACTCTATGATGAAAATCCCGAAGAATGGACTCCGACTTCTGAAGACATTGCTTGCGAATTGCAACTATTAGGTCTAGGCGACTGGGAACCTTTAAAATTTGAGTTTAGTACTAAAGAATGGAACATTAATCAAAATAATTTGAAAAAGTATTATACACCTTTTCAACCCAAAGAGGGTATACTGAATGACAGACACAGTGTTTTAATTTACGGCTTAGAAGGCGACCATCCCTCTCGTCCTACTGGATTAGATCAAATACGTAAAGAATTAGGATATATGCCGTTAGAAGAAGAATTTAAATATCCAACTAAAGCACATCCGTTATTAACTTCTTATCATCCCGTGTTTGACTTTTTTGGAGATATAGGAAGATCTTTTGTACTTAAACTAAATGCCGGCGGATTCTATCCATATCATAGAGATTTTCCATTTATTACTAGAAATACTATAAGACTTATCGGTTTTCACGGACATTCTAATAATGATCAATTAGAATGGGAAGTAGCAGGTCAAAGACAACCGATAATGCCTAATACTTTATATTACGTAAATACAATGAAACGACATAGACTTAGTTCGTGGAAACACAATTCTGACATGGTCGTATTAAATATTCCAAAAACATGGACAAATGTTCTTAAATTAATGTCTGTATTAAATGGAGGATAAAAATGAATTTTGAGTTACTGCTTATTGCAGTTGTTGCAGGGATTATTTGGAGTCAAATAATCTCTCATTTTGGTGCTAGTATTTTACTGCATCGTTATTATTGCCATAAACAATTTCGTGTACCTGTTTGGTTTGAATGGCTAGGATTGTTTATGTTAAGTGTAGCATATATTAGAACTCCTATTGGGTGGATTGCTAGTCATAGGATGCATCATCATCATTCAGATAGCGAAAAAGATCCCCATAGTGCAAAGCATGTAGGATTTTGGAAAGTATTACTAACTACGTGGAACATTCCTAGTATTCCGCCTAGATATGCAAAAGATTTATTTTCTAATCCTAGATTAGTTTTTTTTCATAAACATTATTTTAAAATTTTAATTGCACACAACATTATTAGTTTTATTATAAGTCCGTATTTTTGGCTGGCATATGCTGTTATACCGTTTGTATTTGCAAAAATAGGATTTGGTTTACTTAACACTGTAGGGCACAAAATAGAAGGCGGCGCAAACGTTCCGTGGCTTAACTTTTTTATTGCAGGCGAAGGTTATCATAGAGAGCATCATAAAGACTCTAACCAGGTCAGACTACATAAATGGGACACAGGTGGTTGGATAGCAGAAAGATTATTTGTGAGATACTAATGGAAAAAAAAGTTTTTTGGATAGATAATGCCATAGATGAAAACATAATATATAAATTTGTCGATAGTGTTAATAAAGATTTATTTGTAGATGTAGGAAAATCTACGTATGCACAAACTCAGACAGACTTTCAAATTAAATATTATAAAGGAGACTTTCATACTAGCGACAACTACAAAGAAATTAGAGAAGCAGTATTTAAAAAAATTGAAGAATTATTAGGGTATGAAATAACTCGTCCTAAAGTATCTAGAAACTGTTTTTTAAAATATAATGAACCGGGCATGCGGTCGGCTATGCACGTAGAACATGAAGATGTACATGGTCCTTTAGGATTTTTGTTTTACTTAACAACAGAAGATAGTGGATATGTTAAGTGGGTAGATAAAACTGCTGAAGAAAAATATTTCGAACAATATCCGAACGAAAAAGAAAAATTTATGGAAGATTATTCTAGTTATAGACAACTATACGGAAATATAGAAATACAACCTAAATTTAACAGACTAGCCATATTTGAAACATTAGGATCGCATTACGTAGACACCTTAATAGACAGTAATAATGATTTACCGAGATTGTGTATTATGGGATGGCCCTATTGTAAAGTTTAAGGATCTTAGATGAAAATTATTGATAAAAGTGATCTTCGAAAAAAGTTACAACAAGGTGACAAAAGTTATAATTACGGACTGTTTGAAAATATTAACGAAGAACAGGCTAAAAAATCTGTTAAAGAAATTTTAGATTACGAACAAAAATTTCCTTATAGTAAAATAACAAAAGAAATTCCACATATTAAATTAAACATTCCAAAATTTGATGTAACAAAAGCAAAAGAAGAATTAGACGAAGCTATAGGAAATGCATATGTTCCTATTAATATGAGTAACACCAAAGAAACTGCCGAGCACGGTCCCAACTTTCAGCGTCACTGGGCCGCAAGGGCAATAGTTAATTATACTCCGCATAGTCATTTATGGTTTAATAAACAGAGTAAAGAGTGTGCAACTTGGGAATATCCTAACTTACAACCTCGAGCATCAAAAATTATAGATCAAGTTCCTAGATTAAATTTAGAAGATATGGAATATTATAAAACTGATCTTTATAATAAATTATCGTATATAACTGATTATATTTTTAAAAATATTTGCGAAGAAAGTTACAGAATCTTTGTTTGGAAAATCGGTAAAGAAGGTTATTTAAATTGGCACAATCATGCCAGATTGCCTTGGCATAACGATGTAATTGCGAATGATAAAGCTATTGTGCATATTCCAGTAATTAGTGATCCTAAGATTCGTATGCTAGTAAGGACAGACGATCAAAAAATTTATAGTGAATATTATAAACCTGGAAATGCATATGTTTTTAATAACATTAAAGATCATGCTGTAGAAAATAATTCAACAATTGATCGTATACACATTGTTGCATTTGTTCCTTATCACGATAAAAAATTTATAGAACTACTTGATAGAAGCATATGACTGATATTTTACTGTGCGCAATACCAAAACATGGTGTTAACGTACCTCCTTTAGCAATAGCATATTTGCAAGGAGTGTGCAAATTGCATGGGTTTAAAACTGATGTAAAGGATTTTAATCTAGAACTTTGGAAAAATACAATACACACAGAATGGTGGGAGATATGGAAAGAGTCTAACGAAACTCTTTATAAAGGAAAAAAGTTTTACGAATTTTATAATGATGTTTACAAAAATTATATAGATAAATGGGCAAAAGAAATAGCAGAACATCCTGCTAAATTTGTAGGAATTAGTTGTTTTAGCTATAGAAGCTTGCCTACGCTAAAATATCTATCTCCCCTTATTCGAAAATACAATCCGAATAAAAAAATTATTGTTGGCGGCAGTCCTATATATACATATCATAAATGGATTATAAAGAATAATTTAGCAGATTATGCTGTATCAAACGAAGGCGAAAACGCCCTTCTTGATATTTTATATGAAAATTGCAACCCTGGACATATTATTAAACCTCAAATACAAGACTTGAACTCATTACCACAACCTGATTACACAGGGTTAAACTTTGAAGATTATGTTCCTAGAGACCCAGGCGGACTACGAGTTAGAGACAAAGATTATATCCGTGACTCGTATGAAGCAGGTATTATGGGCAGTAGGGGCTGTGTAAGGCGCTGTACATTCTGTGATGTAGAAACATTTTATCCTAAATTTCGTTGGAGAAGTGCCAAAAGTATTTACGATGAAATGTTGCATCTTCTCGATAAAGGAATAAACCATATATACTTTTTCGACAGTCTTATTAACGGCAATCAAAAAGAATTAGAAAAGTTGTGTGATTTAATTATTGCTGACGGATCAAAGTTTGACAGTATCAAAGGACTAGGCATCATTAAACAAATGCCTGAAAGACTTTACGAAAAAATGCATCGTGCAAACTTTAAACAAATTATGATTGGCATAGAAAGTTTTAGTCCTAAATTACGCAAGGATATGAACAAAGGGTTTACTGACGAGTTGCTAAAGGAAAATCTAGATATGTATGCAAAGTACAATATTAATATTGCTTTGTTGCTAATTGTCGGATATCCTACGCAAACAGAAGAAGATCATTTAGAAGAATATCGTTGGATGCGTAATAACAAACACTACGCTAACAATCCTGTTGTCCGTGTAGAGATTGGTGGCACTATGTTAATACTGCCAGGTGCTCCGGTGTTTAAGAAAAAAATGTACGATCTATATCTTGACAAAAACAAAGATTGGGTAAGTTTTCCTAGTGGAGAGTCTAATACAATGGAAGTTCGTGTAAGACGTAGAGAAGAAATAGAACGCTGGGCAGGCGAATTTGGATTTAGAGTAGGAAGTACATACGGCGAAGGAGGACAGATGATCGGTGATCCTGAAAAGGGAACAAATGCAGACTATCAACGTCCTCAAGATAATTTAGTATCTCTTTACCATTCAGATACAGACACAGACGAAGATAAAGAATTTAAAGATTTTATAGGCTGGGAAAGCGATCCTTTAAGACCTACACATAAACAGGATTAAAGTATGAAACTAAAACATATTCAATTTGAAATACCTCAATGCGATAGGATAGGAATATCATTTTCAGCTGGTCTTGATTCTACATTGTTGTTATCTATGATAATATTAGAGCTAAAACAAACATTAAGAGAAGATTTACCGATAATTGCATTTACTACATTTAAAGAAACGGGTGAGCCTGAATATACTGAACGGATGATATCTTTATTAGAGAAACACTTTGATAAAAGAATAACACATATAAATTCTATTCCTAACAAAGAAGAATACGAAAAGGCCGGATTAGCAGATCCAGAGAACATTCAAAAAGTTTATGATTTATATAACGGAAATATTAAAATTTATGTAGCTGTAAATAATTCAAACGATTGTCCGGTTAAGTTACCTTTTGAATACTCTAAGCATACAACTTTCGAATCTCCGTTTCTAGATTTATCTAAAACACAACTTTTAGAATCTTTATATGAATTAGAGCTAGACAAATTTATTCCGTATACCCATACTTGCTCTAGACAAAAGCATGGCAATTGTAATATTTGTTATTCGTGTCAAGAAAGAAAGTGGGCATATGAAACTTTAGGAATAGAAAATCCTAACACTATTTCGTTAGAAGATTAACAATCTCTTCATAAGATTTATCAAAAATACTTATTTTAAACAATATTCTAGGTAAGTCACTGTCATTTGGAACACTATGATACTTGGTAACATCTAGTACTGCTGCTCGATATTCAAACTCGTTATATGTTTTTGGAGGAGGTCCTTCTAGATCTTCTCCTGTTACACTAAATTGTACTCGAGCATTATTACCATTAAGTACATAGTTAATTGCACACTTGGTACCTGCATCAGTGTGCCACCATAATTGTCTATTAGGTTTGAGCCAATAATATCTTGCTCTTGCATCTGCTTGAAAGAACTCTGACCATCTTTTAGTTTCTTCTTTTAAAAATTCTGTATCTCTAATAATTTTAAAGTAGGTTTTAGGAGCTCGTAGTCGTCCATCGGTTAAACATGCAGATTGTTGTTCAAAATTGTTCCAGAAGTCTTTTAGATATTTCTCTTTGTCTAAGTTAAAAGGTATTTGAGTAACGGGTAACATATTCAATGCCTTCATCTATTGAGCAGTCTAAATCGAACTGCATATTAATCCTAGGTTGACCGTTTCCTTTTACAGTATGTGTAATAGTAGTATCTGTAAGAATCGGGCCGTAATAATATATATCTATTTCTTTTCCGTTTATTATGTAAGTAATTGGATTATAATCTAAAATAGGAAAGATAGGAAACAAAACACAGCTACGTCTTTCGTAATCTTTATGCGGCCTAAAATTAAAATTTGGATCAAATTTAGCTATTTGTATTTTATTATAATCTATTTGAAAGATATCGGAAAGACGCTTTATTTCTTTACAGTTAAATAAATCTTTATTATATCTATATGCTGAATACCCTGGAATAATTTCGTCGCTTTTTCTACTTTTTACTGAACTCCAGTTAGTAATGCTGTTGGTAAAATTTAAAAGTTCAGAACGATTATAGTAAAGATTTAAATATTCATAGAATTTCATTTTTTATAAAGTCCAATACATGCTGCGAACTCTCAGGAGAATATTCAACTCTTACTCCTTTGTGTCTTTCTATATCGATATTATTATTTTTGGCAATGCTTCCTAATTGATTTTTTAATTCTTCACTGTCGTAATCGGGCAAATCTACGCTGCTAATATTTATAACATGGTCGTGTGTTCCTGAAACACCGGGTTTAAAGAAACTATGGTGCGTATCTTTTAAAATATCAATGCCTGCACATTGTTCTTCGGAAAATCTTTTAGCATGTCTCGCCGGAGTCCAATTATCATCTTCACCTACAAATATATGTATTTTAGATCCGTCTGCATTATAGAAGTCACTTTCGTATGGATGTAAACTAGGATATAAACAATAACTTTTTTCTATCCATTGTGTATAATCTTTGTATCGGTCTGTGTGAAATCGTATACCTACAGTTCCGCCGTCACTGAATCCTACAGTGTAGTGCTTGTCCCCGGCAAATGGAAATATATCTTCCTTAATTTTATCAAACTTCATTTTAGCACCAACTATGTCTTCAGTACGCATATGAGTGTCAATTATACGACGGTCTGTACCGTCCCATTGATGTTTAAACATTCCTCTGCCAGTGTAGCTATCGACAATAGCAATAGTAATAGGAAACTCTCTTGCCCATTCTAAAAATATATCTTCGCTAGAACTAACACCGCCAGAACCGTGTATTACCCATAATACAGGTTGATTCTTTATGCTTTGATCTCCAGTGTAAATCATAACAGAAACGTCTTCACCGCTGCATTGACGCTTCATATTATAGATTCCGGTTTTACTACTCTTTACTGCCATCGAACATCCTTATTACATACTGTTCTATTCTTTTATTATGCGGCATTGGCTCATAAGTTATTTTCCAATTATACTTTGAGTGCTTACAAAAGTATTCTAGCATCTTTGGACTTTCTTCTCTACTCATCCAAATATTAGTATAACCTTGTGATAGTGCTTCTTCGGCTAGTGCATCTAAAGTTCCAACACCACGTTTTAAATCATCTTTTAGACTGCCAAAGTTATGATCTCTATCTCTAGTGTGTCTAGTCATTATCCTTATCGAACCATTGTATTCAGGTCGTTCAACGCCTGCACTATAATATACTAGATGGGGATCCCATCCTAATCTAGCAAATTTAGTGTATTCGAATAAAGGCTCTTTGAGATAGTTATCTGCATGTTTATGATCTGCATTTTTTACAAACAGAGACTTAATTTCTTCTAAGTGTTCGTTAATTGAGCAAATTTTCCAGATCATCTGTACCTTCCAAACTAAACATCAATGCAATTCTTGGCTTGTCACTACGATTGAAAACAGCATGTGGATACCCTATATTTAAGAAATATGCATGCCCCGGTTTTAGTATATACTCTTCAATTTCTCCGTCACGTCTAAATTGATTAATTACTAAATCGTCGCTGTAAATGGGGCATATACAGCGCACAGCGTAGCTTACATCGTAGTCTACATGGAATGGTATCTCTTTGCCAGCAGCAAGTTTTGTGATGCGTACACGGCTTGCAGACGCTGTTAATTGCTCTACAATTTCTTGAAAATAACTTCCTTTGTAATCTGTTGTAGGGACCTTGTATAAATGCTCTTCTCGACGCTTAAGACGTTCTTTAATACTTGTAGTATAAGGAAGAAGTTCAGTAGGTTCTGTTAAGTTGATCTGTTCAAAATTATCGTATACACTTTTAACAAGTTCCATGTGATTATCGCAGAGCATAGGATTAGCAGTTCTAACATCTACAAACTTTTCTGCCAATTTGTCGGTTTCTTGTTGTAACTTTTTTAAATCTATATTTAAATGTAGGTCTGCTATAGTTGGTAATTCATGTTTTTTCATTATATACTCCTGAGAGACATAGTCTTGCTATGTCGTCTGATCTCCTAAATTTTTTATATATAGCATCTTTACTTGTTGCTATCCAGACACTATCACTTGGTATCATATTTAATTCATTACATATTGTTTTTTGTTGATTGTGATAGGTATCATATACAAATTCAATATTGAAGTTTTTTATAATTTGTTCTGCTACTTGAGTTGCATAATAGTTATAATACTTTGCACCATAAATTAACGCACCTAACCTGTGATCTTTTTTACGAGTAAACAACCATCCTGTTCTTACATTTCGTACTCCGAATGGTTTACTTAAACTATAAAAAACATATTCTACGTTATCACTAATATCTATTTTTTGTATCTTTGTGCTGCCTACATATGCTAAATCTAATGCCACTGGTATATTGTTTGGAACTTCTTTAAAGTTTCCATCTATTGCACTTGGTATACTAATATATTGTATTTGTCCATTGCCGGCTCTAGGTTTAACCCATTGATAATCACCTTCTGCCATTCTGATAGCTCTAGTTTCATTTGCCATCCACCAGTTAAGACCTTCAGTTACTCCGTTCGTGGGATATACATAAAACTCGCTTAGATCTATAATAGGCTTAAGCCATTCTATAATACTTGTTTTATATTCAGTAACACTATTTAAATCTGGAATAATATTTGAAACGCAAGAATGCACACTAGGATGAACTAGTGTGCGTACTGCGTTAGAATTGGAAAGTATTTTTTCTTCTATAAGCACATATGTACTTATTAAGACGCTGCCGTTCCGTCGTCTAGATTGATCCAGCCGCCGCTTTGATAGCCTTCAAATTTGTTGTTGGTAGTATTATAGATGACCATGCCGTTTGCAGCAGTTAGTGCATTGCGCTCGGTGGTAGTTAAGCTACCAAACTGTGTATATCCGTCAGTTACATGCAAGTTTCCGGCAACATCAACTTTTGCATTAGTAGCAGGAGCAAATGTACCAAATGCAAATTGACCGTCTTTAACAAACATATTTAATGACGGACTAGTATGTGTGCCATTGGTATCGTGTGATAATGCAAATCCGTCTTGATAACCTGAAATAGAAGCGGTTTCTACAATACCACTAATATCGTTTCGTCCAAATAATATACGGCCGTATTGAATTGCATCTCCGCTAATATCTGCAGCAGCCGATCTTAATAATCTAAACTCACTAGTTTCATTAAGTGTGTCTATGTTTAAATTTACAGGTTGTCCTGATATGTCTGTTTTAATTTGTAATATCGGAGTACGAATCACATCAGTATGCACATCGCCTGTTATTCCGTCTATAACTATTGAACTATTATCTGCAAAAACACTACCAGTAATATCACCGTCTAACGTACCGACTACGTTACCAATTACATTACCTGTTACACTTCCTGTAAATGTACCTGTATGATCGCCGTCTGCATTACCAGTTACGTCACCGATTAAATCACCAACAATAGCGGTATCAGTAACAATAGGACCAACAATAACGCTGTTGTCTGTGTCAACAAGTAGTGTAGAATCTTCACCGTATACATTGCCTGTCTTATCTGGTGAAGGAGCATTAATCCATTGTGTACCGTCGTATTGTATTACATCGCCGGGATTGGGAGCTACAACAACAACGTTACCTAAATCGTCAATGTTTAATGCAGCACCACTAACCGGTAACCCGCCTACTGTTGTTCCGTCGCCGACCCATACTGCTTTAGTATCGGTAGTGTAGATAAGCTCGCCCGCTTCGGGCGGCGTCATAATAAGACGTTCTGCGTCAGTGCCTCTTCTTAGTCGTAGCGCCATTTACATAAACTCCTGAATCTTAATTGCTATTGTATTTATGCCTTTTACGGATTAAACACAATATTCTTATTTACAAACCAGTCCTCGTTATCACACGATGTTTCGGTATAATGTATGAATCCTTGATTGGTTAACAAGGATTTAATTTTTTCTCTTTGCTCACCATAGTCATGCTCTACAGTTAAACAATTTATATGATATTTTTTAAAATCGAAGTTTTGCAATACATTATACTCGTTTCCTTCGATATCTAAACTAATATAGTCTATTACTTGAGGCGCTCGATATAATTCTAATAGGTCATTAAGACTTATAGTTAGTACGTTGATTTCTGAAAAGTCTTCGCCCGGGTCTTCAATAACACCCTTAATGCCGCTTCGAAAGTTCCAGCCATAGAATAAGCTTTGATTTTCTAAGTATTGGAAAGGTAGTATTTTACCAGTTTCGGAGTGTACGCATAAGTCGCATATGATTGCGTCTCTTGATCCGCATAAACTTTTTAGTGTACTAGGATTTGGATCTACGCATATACCATTCCATTTATAGAACTTTTCTAATATAAATGTATTACTACCAGTTATGCCATCACTAGCACCTAAGTCAACAAAAAAACCATTTTGTTTGTAATAGAGTTCATTTAAAACAAAAAAGTCTTGTCCGCTTTCAGATACTTGTAACCGACTTCCTTCAGGACCCACCGTTACGCTTCCTAAATCTTTTTGGATTCTTTAAGAATGCTTTAGTAGTCTTTTGAATATCTCGTTTGACCTTTGCACTGTCAATACGTAGGTCAACGTTGTCGATTGTTTCTTCGTATTCAATTAAAAGTTCTTCGAGAGACTCTGCAACGTCAATATCGTTGGCTGCTTCATTTCCTTTGCAATCTATAATCCATACATCGCCATTTAAAAACTCTACTTCTATAGCAGAAATGTATTCCATAGGAACCATTTCTACCTCAATGTCTTTAAAAACTTCTGGCCAATGTTTAATAATCTCAGGAGGTAGTTTTGTTCCTGCCATGAAAATGTTCTTTTGCTCTTATTATTGTTTAGCCAAAAGCATAACGCTCGGTTATGCTTTTGCTTTGGTTTTCTTTTTTGCAGGTACTAGTTCTTCGGCTTGCTCGCGCAGTCTCTTTGCTTCTTTAAACATTGCATCAGCTTGTGAACGATACTGAGCTGCCAAAACGTCATCTGTAAGTACACCGTCTGCAGGTGCTACAGTTGTCTGTTCGCCAGTTGTGTCGATACGTGCTGCCTGTGATTCTGCAAGTACATCTGAACTAGGAACTTCTTGTGCAGTTGCTACTGTTTGTACTTGAGTAGAATTGTCTTCTTTAGGAGCAAGATCTGCTACAGTAATACCTTGCTGTTCTGCAACAATCTGATTAATTTCAGAAAGCTTTACAGCAGTTGTAGTATTAGGTGTAAGTTCAACGGCGTCCGTTCTTACTCTTTGTAGTTTTCCACGTTTGTGGAATGCACTTAACATAATACTACCGTCTGCAAGACGCGAACGTGCCATAGCATCCGCTAGGTCTTTTGAAGACTGTGCAACATCACTTTCGATCAATTTAATAAGACTGTCGTGATCTTGTGCTGTTAGGCTAGCAGTGTCTACAATAAGACAATGCTCTGGATCATTTGGTAGTACACGATAAGCAACAGCAATCTTACGTCTGTTGCTAGTCAGTCTACCTACGTGCTTTAAATTAGCCATCTTTCTTTTCTCCTTCGGCTTCATTAGCCTGTTGAATACCGTTTAAAAATGCATCTAGTTTGTTGAAGGTCTTGCCTACTACTTCTAGTTCGTTTGCTTTAAATGCACCGCGTGTGCTAGCTGTATCAATAATAGAGCGAATTACAGCAAGATCTTGTACTGTTAATTCTACACCTTGTGCTTCTTGAGCTTGTTCAGACATTATATCCTCCGTTAGTTGTCTTATATACTTATTTGTATTTTAAATGTGGACACGCCAAAGCGAAATATGATAGTTCTTTTGGATCTTCAAATCCTACCCTAACATGTGTGTCCAGTCTGTTATTAGAATCAATGGCAACAGATTTACCGATGTAGTATCTGTTTTTTAAATTATAATCAATCCATTTAGCAAGTGCTTGCTCTAAGTTATAACTTACAGGAATATCCATGTAAGAGAGATGAGGCGCTTCGAACTCCAACTTTCGAAGTTCGAAGAAATTCTTTGGATTGATTACGCCTCTCTTTTCAAGCATTAAGCTGCCTCTGACTCGTCGTAGTGTGCAGTAATGCCAAACGGTGCCTGCAGGTTCTTGTCATGGTGGCTGTGAATAACAAACACCGTATCACAGTAATCGTCTTCGCCCCAACTATCCCAAGCATACCCATCAGTAAACATAAGGAACTTCTTAGGCTGAATATCGTTCTCACGCATATACTTCCAGTTCGCCATAAAGTCAGTACCGCCACCGCCTACAATTTCGTACTCTGTAATGTCGCGGGCATCGTCTGCTGTAAAGTCATCTTCACCGTAGACGTCGGTATCAAAGCACCAGATTTTAATCTTGTAGTCTTTGTACTCGTCCATAATGCCTTTTACTTCGCCTAGGAAGTCTGCGGCTTGCTTGTTACCGATACTACCTGACATGTCCAATGCAATGCAAATATCAATAGTTTCTGCAAAGTTCATGCCAGGCAAAATAGCACCGCTCATTTGTCCTTTGCGGCTAGGGCGACTAAACGTATAGTCGCTTTTAATAGTGCTTTGAATTTGCTGACGCAACAATTCACGCCAGTTCATCTTAGGCTCAGTAAGCTCTTTGATCATACGCTGGACACCTGCAGGAACATTACCTGCACCCGCTGCCTGAGCGGCGTTAAGCATAGCTTCCTTAACTTCGTCTTTGACCTTTTTCATTTCCTCTTTGGAGTACTTTGCAGGACGCTTGCTTACACTGTTGCCTTTTCCGTCCTTGCCTTCTTCACCACCTTCGCCTTCACCATCTTCGCCTTCATTGTCGAGGTGCTCGTCAAGCATTTCGCCAAGTTGCTTTAAGAACTCTTCACCGTTCTTTTCAGCCTCTTTAAATAGTTCTTCGTATACTTCTTCTGAAGTCCAACCTTCATATTTAAAGTCTTGAAAGCAGTCTACAATCTTAGGAGTTTCGCCAATACGATCTCGCACTAGCAAGTTGTTTACAATGTAGTCGGCGGCAATGTTATACAGCATAGGGTTACGCTCTTCACGTCGACCCAAGTGATCAAACACCATGTGCAGGATTTCGTGTGCAACAACAAACTCGATCTCTTTGTTAGACATAGCATTAAAAAACTGAGTGTTAAAATATAAGTTGCGTCCGTCTACAGCGGCAGTAGGCAACCAATCATCAGCTGCCAAAATGCGTAGTCGTGTAGCCATATTACCAAAGAAAGGATGGCGCAGTAGCAAGCCTACTCGCGCAACAATAATGCGATCGAGTACCTCGACACGCATTTCTTCTAGCTGTTCTTCTGTAATGTTAGGATCAGGTTGCCAGTTTTTAAGTTTACTTGCGGTATCTTTAGCTGCCATGTTGCACCTTTATTGCTAGTTTCTATAGTATAACTATAACATTATTTACAGGGTTTGTCAACCGAGAAAAGAAAAAGTGGGCCCATAAGAGCCCACTTTTGGAACATTATGCAGACTGTGCTGCCTTAATGTATTTGCCGTAACGCTCGTGGAACTCATCAAAGCATTCCACTTCGTCCGGATCAATGGGCAATGCATACTGAGTAAGTGCAAGCTTAATGCCCATAACAACTAGCTCAGTATCAAAATTGTCCATTGCAAAGCGCAGGAAGTTGTTGACTTTGTCGTCAAACTTCTTGTCGCCACTATCGCAGGCTTCTTTAAGCTCGTAGCAGAGTGAGACAGTCAAGGAATACATAGCACTGATCTCCTTAGCCTTCATCTCTTTTACTTTGCCTGCTAAAATATCAGTAGGGTTAGGCATACTCGCCGCTACTTTACGGTGTGCCATAAACTTAACAGCCAAACCTTCACCAACTGAACCTGACACAAGATCGGTAGTAGTATTATCGTCTAATTCGTCCTCAATTAATTCTGATACAAACGACCACGAACGAGGCGTTGCAAAAGAACGACTTGGGCTCTTAGGATCAAAGTCATACAAGTCTTTCTTACTAAAAGTAAGGAAGCCTACCACGTCCTTGTGAATATTGTTGTTAACAGCCCACTGGAACCAGTCATCGAAACTAACTGCCATTTCCAAGTGGATAAAGCGGTTAGCCAACGGAGCAGGCATGCGATATGTAACACCTTTGTCTGCTTCGCGGTTACCTGCCGCAACAATCATTACATTGTCGGGCAAATTATACTGTCCTACCTTACGGTTAAGAATCAGCTGATATGCTGCCGCTTGTACAGCAGGAGCCGCTGAGTTCATTTCGTCTAAGAACAATACAATGTTCTCATGTTTTGCTGCCATTTCGTCGTTAGGCAATTCGCTTGGCGCACCCCACACCATAGTGCCTGAGTTGCTGTCAAAGTAAGGAATACCTTTGATGTCTGTAGGTTCCCAAAGTGACAAGCGAATGTCAATGACGTGTGCGTTGATAGTTTCGGCAATCTGGTGAACAATGTCACTTTTGCCAATACCCGGAGGACCCCAAAGAAAGATAGGACGCTTTTTTGCAATAGCGTGTTTGATGCTAGCTTTCGCGGCGTTTGGGCTTACAGTACGTGCAGTATCCATAGTATATTCCTCTTAGTTGGATCAGTGCTTATTTCTAACTATGTATATATAATAGCATCACTGTAGGAAATGTCAACCGCTTTTTAATCTTTTTCTTGTCTTTTCATTGCTTTGGTTAAACCGTACTTGCGCAGGTCACCGCTGAATAGATGCAGTTCGAGTGCTTTCTTTTCGTTTGTTACCCATATACCGTGGTTGGTAAGGAAGTACGGACAGTCGATAAATTGATCCAAAAAGATAATAATTTGTGTAGTCATAGGCATGTCTTTGGGATAAGGCACTTCGTACACAGAGAGATTAAGTTCTTCTTCTATGAACTCAAATCCGCGTTCTGTTAGCCTAAGACCGCCTGTGGCTTTTTCTCGTGTGTTTTGCCACCATAAAGGCATATACTCTTTGACATTAGCATCTGATATAGCCCTTCCAGACTGCTTTAAAAATATTTTAGTATATGCCTCTTTGCTAATCATTCTTCGTGTACTACTTCGCCTGTAGTAAGTTTATACACTTCGAAATCCTCGCAGTTAAACAGTTCGTTCAGTTTGTTTGCAAGATTGTGTGCATGCCCAGGATTAGAGAAACTTACTTTCTTATATTTGGGTCCTGGGTAGTTGGTAATTATGTTTAGAGACTTTAGATTAAAAGGCTGCCCCTTATAAAACACTGCCCAGATTGCTTCCGCCTCAAGAATCTGTTCTGCTTTATAACTCTTTTTGTTTACATGCTCTAATATGACCGTAGGTTTGGGTCTACTCATATATGCATACTCCTAGTTATGTACGCATATATTTATCTCTTTTTAGGGTTATCTACTCAGTTAACCCCAGTTAGAACCACCGTCCATTGTAACATCTACAGCTTCATTAGAGCCTGTACTAGCATTTTCTTTTACAAACTTTTCAAGATCACCTTGCAGTCTAGCCATTACAATTCCCATAGTAAATGCAAGATTTTTTGCTGTATTCATATCCATACGGATTTCTTTTTGCTTTCCGTTTTCTGCTGCCTTTACTTGTTGGATAAAAGTTTGGATAGGAAAAGTATTAAGCGGTTCGTTTGTTTGCATTTGACAACTCCGTGCGCATTTCTAGTTCTGTTTTAAAGGGACCTTTAAACTCGTATTTTTCACATGTGTCTAGTTTAGGACAAAAACTACGTACCCAGCCTTTTTCAAATCGAACAATATAGTAACCTGCACAGTATACACTCTTTGATTTTGCACTTTTAGTAAACAATGGTAGTTTACGTTTTACATCGTACATTGTATTTTGCGGCGATACACTTGCTGGAAAGCCGTGTACTTCTTTGCGCTCGTCTTTAAGGGTTGCTTCTACGCCGCCCCACACAATGTTACCGAGACTGTTTTTAAGTTGACGTTCATTATCAAAAAACGCTGTACCTGTATCGCATGTATACATATACTTTTGATCTTCGTTATAGCACAAAGTACCTACACGTACACCGTTGTCTTCTACAATCCAAAATTTACCATTTAATACTTCTTTAGCTTTTACTGTCATTTAGGGTACCTCGCTGATAGTGCTTTGCTGTAATGTTGTGCATTGTCTGCAATACGTTGCATATCCCACTTTGCGCAGAACTTCATAAGTCGCATACCAACTTGCGTAACGTCCTTAGGTTCTACTTCTGCAATAGTGTTATTAATTATCTCTCTAATCTCAGGAGGTTGTGCTGTTAAATCACACAGCACTACATTTCGATTATAGTCGTCTAGTACACGATGCTCGTCGCCGTTATGATCTGTCCAACGCTGTAGCATCATGTTGTTCCAATTGTAACCTTTTGTGCCTTTGTCTTCGAACGCTTCGATCAGTCCAACTTTGTTCTTAGTGCCTTTCTTACGCACACCAGGATATGCACTGAATACATTATCACTTGTATCTCCACGCATACATTTTTCGAACAACATGAATTCAGGGTGTGGAGCAGGCTTTACTTCTTTAGTTTTCTTGTCTAAAACAGGCTTACCCTTGTCATCAAAGTAACCTTCGTGTGTAATTGTAGTGTTGCTAACGCCGTTGTACTGTTTTACATTAGGAGCAATTAGCTGTGCAAAGTCACCGTCTGTGCTAATAATAACATGATTGTCGTTAGGGTGTGCTTGTACCCAGCCTGCAATCAAATCATCTGCTTCTAGTTGCGGATGACGCATCATTGTACAGTTAGTCTTTTCACCAATAAAGTCTTTAAACTCGTCAAAGATTTCCCAAAACAGCGTGTCTTCTTCTTGCTGTGTAGGAGTCATTGCATCGCGTGTCTCTTGTCTATTGCGCTTGTAAGGCTCGTAATAGTCCTTACGCCAGCTACGTCCTTCCAAGCAGAACACAACATGATCAGCGTCAAAGTCTTCCCAAGCCTTCTTAACACTATTAAGCGTAACGTGTAATGCCATACCTAGCTTTGTATCAAGATCGCCACGTACTGCGTGTCGTGCTCTAAAGAAAGTGTTTGCTGTGTCTACTAAAATATATGTGCTCATGATACTTCTGACTTGCCTTTTCCAATGTTGTTTGTACTAATATAACCCATTTCTCTAGAATTGTCAAGTCCTTCTTCGTCTAGCATTTGCATAACAATAGTTCTAAACCAAGCATCAACAATTTCTTCCTGCGACTCGCCTTTATATCCAGCGTCAAGCAATTGTTCGATAAATTCGTTGTTCCAATCAAGCTCAAAGAAACCGTTGCGAATATTTTCTGGATTAATCTGTGTGTCTAGTACAGCAACCCACGGCTCGTTATTTGCAGTTGCAGATTGTTTTTCTGTTTCTAGTGCTTCGCGACGCAGTTCTTCTGCGGTCTTTTCAACTACAGGCTCTTCGACTTGCTCCTGTGCTTTTTTGTTTCTTACGAGTTTGTTCCACCAACCCATTATAACTGTTTCCTTATCTTGTCGTATTGTTCTTCGGTAATTTTCTTGCCTTGTAGAAGTTCATAGTCTTCTTCACTAAGTCCCCCAGGCATTCCCGAATAGCGATATGTGGAGTCGGGGGCTGAATCGCCATCCTCGTTGCATACAGAGGTCCGCGACTTCTTGAACGTTGAGGGTATATTCTTCACTGCGTCCACCCAGCGGCATAAGGTATACTGGACATTCCACCCCGGAATCCCTGTATAACTGAACAGCTCTAGTAACTTCGTCAACATCGGACTGATCAGCAACCACAAACTTAAAGTAAATGTCACTACCAGATACATCAGCGTATTCGCGAGCAACTTCAGGCTTAATAGCATCTTCCCAAGATTCTCCCGAAACGGATAGCTTCGGACTGCAACTAAATGTGACTGTGAAGCGTCCTTGAGTGCTGAGGTATTCAGCAAAATCGCTATGTAGAGTTTGTGTTGTATTTGTTTCAATGGTGACATTTTTTAAATCCTTCATCTTAGGATGTTCGAACAATTCGACATACAGTCTCTGCCATGCAAGCAAAGGCTCGCCGCCAGTTAGGATAAGGTGAACATCTTGCCCATTATCCATAGTCCACTTGCCTTCTGGAAGCAAACTTAGCAAGTGATCTACTACTTCGTCGATAGTTGCGAGTTTATTAAAGTCTTTAAACTCGGGATAGATACTAGCATAAGTGTCACAACCTGTGTGAATGATAGGCAAGTCCTCAAACTTTTCAGTTGTTTCGTGTACACCTGCATCAATCAATGCTTTTACTTCTGCATTGTAGCGTTGACCTTTTTCATGTTGCTCCCAACGACTACCAACACTCTTGTCAACACCAAAGTTCATACAACGAAAGTTACAACCAAATGTGCGTAGGAATACACTGGGTACTCCTACAAACTTGCCTTCACCTTGCACACTGTAAAATGCTTCACTATAGCGTAGTTTCATCTTTGATCTCCCAATAGAACACTTTTTTACCTGTGCGTTCTTCTACAGCTGGCAAAGCAATATAATTATCGTTTACTTCAGTGCGTCCTACATAGTGCCAACTATGCCCAAGTGCTTGGCGCTCTTCTACCATCTCAAAAAATTCTGCATTGTCTGCGGCAAACAATGCTAAAAATACCGCCCAAATCATAATAAAAAGTCCTGTACAAAACCTAGTACTCCTAGTGCTAGAGCACAAACAATTAAACCTTTTGCCATATAAACAGCAACAATATCTAAATCATTCATCGTGGTGCAAACTCCTGTTGTAGTTTAATGTTATCAAAGAACTCTTTCTTTGTAGCAGGATCGTCTTTGAATGAACCCTTTAGCACAGTTGTCTGTGTAAGACTACTATGTGCCATAATGCCACGATTCTCACAGCAACCATGTGTTGCTTGAATGTACACACCTAAGTTAGTTGCACCAGTCGAGTATGCAATTTCACGTGCAATATCATTTGCAAGTTCTTCTTGCAGTGTACCGCGTCGAGCGCACCACTGTGCAATACGTGTGTACTTGCTTAGTCCAATAAGTTTATCTGCGGCAATAATACCAATGTATGCAACACCGCTTACTGGCTGATGATGGTGGCTACACATGCTCTTTAGTTCTGAACGTACCACAAGCATACCTTCATAGCGATCTTCTGAGTCATTAGGAAATGCAGTTGCATCTGGACGATAGTCATAACGTCCTGCCATAATCTCATTAAAGTACATCTTAGCCAGTCGACGTGCTGTACCTTGCGAATTAGGATCAGTATATCTATCAATGATTAGTGTGTCTAGTACAGTTTCAAATGCTTCTGTAGCTTCGTCAATCAGTTTTTCTTTGTCTCCGCTCTGTAGCAAGCGAGCAATGTTGTCGCCAGCCCAGTAACGCTTGTCTGCGTTCTTACAGCGTTCAATAATTTCTTCGTATTTCTTCATTTAGTTCTCCGAGTTAAAGACGAGGATGTCATAAAAAATGGTACACTCATATTATTAAGTATACCATATATTTAGGTTTTTGTCAACAATTTTTTACAAAAGGTATGAATTTTTTTGCAATTAGTTCGTGTGTTGATTTAGGATAGTGTTCGCCGTCTGTAGTTTCTGTTTCAATATCAATATTTTCATTTTCTATTAACCATGCCTGGGCACTGATATCTACAGGATGACAACGTTTTAAAGGACCAAAGAACTCTAAATGATCCGGCATATAAACTCTATCATTCATGCTCCACAAATACCAGTCAACACCGTAGTCATTACACATGTTATCAATGGCATAAATGTCTGTACAATACTCTCTATACTGTAAGTGTGTTGCACTTTCATGCCACAACTTTGTATATGGATACTTTTCGTGAAACGGCCCCCATTCGGCTGTTGTGCCTAATTCATTATATTCGAACCCTTTAAATTGTTCAAACAACTCAGTTCGACACTGTTCAACTAGTTCTACATAATCTTCCGAAACTCTTTCATCAGTCCAACGATGAATATTTTTATCATTTGTTGCCGGAGGCGTGTTAGGACCGCAACTAAAATGATTTGCTTTCATTCCGTCACCAACATCAAGCTTGCGACTGCATGCAAGAAGATAACGATTCCAGTAAGTGCTTTGAATAAAAACTTCGTCAATGTCTTTATAGTAGTCAAACATTGCACGTAACCAGATAGGATATTTTTTATTACATGCACCAGGCTGTGCATAAATGACTACTTCTTTGTCATTTTCCTTGGCCCAAATCTCTGCATAGTTAGCATCAGTCCACCACTCTAATCCAGCATCGGACTGATAATAACCTGTAGTATGACTGTCGCCGATAAAGAGTGTTCTGCTCATTATGATTTAAAATAAGTATTAAGTACTTCTAACTGATCATGGTACTCTGCAATCGCATTTAATTCTTTTTCAATAGTATCCATAATATCTGAATGTTCACCTACTCCAACAGGGTTATTTAGGTAAACCTCAACATTCATGCGATGTTTTTCAATATGTGCAACCGCATGATTTTTTAGTGCGTTAATCATTTCTTCTCTCATTGTATGTCCTTTCTAACAACCATCACCGTAGACAACATCGCCTACAATTTCTTCTGTATTTAGATTATCCTTTTTGTAATTTCCTTTTTCTGGAATTACATGTCTTACTCCGCCACGCGGATCATCCATATCACCTTTGCGTCTTGGAATAAGGTGTACATGCGGATACATAACTGTTTGTCCTGCTTCTGTTCCTATATTCTGTCCGATGTTAAAAGCATCACAATAGCCTTTTTGTACCCATTCATAACCCCATCCGTATGCAGCTTTGTAGCATTTAGCAAGATGATCCCAATCTTCTACTTTAGGAACGAAAAGAACATGTCCTTCTGTAACTGGATATCCGTCTTTAAATACAGTATAATCTCGGGTATCAATTAATACATCTGTCCAAGGAGTATCTTTAAATTCCACCTACGTTCTCCCAAGGATATACAAGCCAAACAGGTTCTTCAGCTTTGTTAACTTCGTGTGTATAATATCGTACACCACCAAATTCACTTGACAGATTTTCTGTAATAACAGCAAAGCGCACGTTAGGATTAGCACCTTCCCACACAGCGTTCCAAGCATTGTCTTCGTTGGGAAAGCAACTGCTCTGCCAGTCTTGCTTGATCCAGTTAAACGTAGCTCCAGTATCGTTGATGTCGTCTACTATAAGAATATTTTTACGTTTCTTATTATCCCAGCGACTTTTAATAAGTTCACGTTCTTCTTCATCTACATAACCAAACGCATCCTCACTCATCCAAAGATTACTTTCTGGCCCCATACTGTCATCACGCAAACTAACCTTTAGTGCTTCACAACGAACGTCCAGCATGTTGCTGAGAATGGTAGCAGGAATGTTGCCGCCTCGTGTAATACCTACAATGTAATCAGGACGCCAGTTGTCCTTATACATCTGTAGTGCAATGTGTACACAAGCCGCTTCTACGTCTTGCCACGAGTAATAATGTTTCTTAATCATTTAAGCATCTCCAAACTTGCAATTTTACTAATCTTTTCACCAAAGTCTTGATCTTTAGTAACAATGTAGGTAGATGTGTCACTGCGATCAGTCTTACGATCATATCGTCTAAACTCCACAACTTGTCCGCCTACTGCTGAGAACACACGAAAGTTTAACACAGGTTCGGCCTCACAAATTTGTGCTTCTACATCACGACTAGCGGTAAGTTTCATACTAACTTCATTGTCGTAATCGTTAATCCAGTTACGGAGTTTTCTTTTCAACCACTTCATTTCAATGCCTCAAATGTTTTGTACTTTTCTAGAGCACGTTCGTACTCGTCCTTTAGTTCTCGTAGTCGAGGATACTTGGCTTCCATGTCTACATCACGCTTTAATAATAACAGAGCATCACGCATTTCGTCAAGCTCTTGCAGTATGTCTCTATCTTTTATGATAGCACGACCGTCTACTATAAGAGTGTGGTCTACAGGAAATGTACTTTCATAGAAGGTGATATCAGAAAGGGATGTCGTCATCAATCTCTCCTGCTTTTTTCTTGCCTTCGTAATCTTGTTTAACCATGTCGTAAACACTCTTGAAGTTCCTCCATACCTTTTCTAAACTCGGATACTCTTTACACATACGTTCAACTTCATTAGGATCTATATTCATATTATTGTAGATCCAATTAATATCAATAGTATCCGCTGTGTCTGTAATAGTAAAAGTATCACCTACACCTGTAGTATTATCTGACCAGTACGTTGTAGTTGTACCGTATGTGTCGTCTAAGTTAATAGTAATAGTATCGTCGTCCATTAGTCCGCTCAGATCCAATTCGTCAATATTAATTGCACTTTCAAAGTCAGTCTTCTTTGATTGCGTCATACAGTGCCGCTCCACTAAAAAATTCTTTGTTTAATCGAGTACGTTGCTTGTCTAAACTTACTAGATAGTCGTTGTAGTTTTCCATATAGTCGCGAATCTTAGCAACAAGCTCTCCGCGATATGTAATGTAACTACTCCAATCTTCTGTCCACTTGCTCGGATACTTAAACTCAGGTAGTGCCATTTCACTGTAGCTTAGTCTATCTGGAACCATAGGAATAGCATTAGTAATAGCGCCTTCGTACCAACTAATACCTAGCGTTTCCTGCAAGTTAGCTGAGAACACCAACTTTGCTTCACCTAACAAGTTGTGATATTCGTTCTTAGTAAGTTCACGTTCTTGACACACAACAAACTCATACTCAGGTAGATGCTGTGCAAGGTCACGGAAGATGTCTACTTGTTTCTCAGGAGCAATACGATGCGGGAATAAAATAACATCACGCTTTTCCATACCACTGTAAGATACAAGGCTATCACGCAAATACTCCATAGGCCAACCTACACGAGAAATACGATCTTCTTCACCGTTGAGTGCTTCTTCTACCATGTCTTCAACATACGGATCGTCTGCAAATAGTGTGCGTACAAACATCTCAATGTGAAAGTCTGTAGCAAAGAAGTTGTCGTCGTATGTATAGTACATGCTCTTTTCAGCATGTCTTACCCAAGGTGCATCTCCTATGAGACGACCCAAGAAGTCGTGAGGATCATAACTACCAGCATGCCAAAGACCACCGATTCCAATGTCGATCCCAAGGAGTTCAGCCATGTAGCGCAACTGGATAACAGTTGGGTTCCACGCATCCGTATATAGGAAATAATCTCCATCTTTAATTTCTCCGTTACAAAACATCTCGCCAATCTGTTCGAGCTGTTTCGATTTATAAACGTTAGTACCACCGAAGTTAAGGAAAGCCCCAGGCGTAGTTGCCTGAGGCGTTTCCCCACCACTGATGACTTTAACAGTATTACTCGTAGCACGTTGCAGTTGCTTAGGCAAGTGCTCTTTCCACTGTTTAGTATAACGAGTGTCAACTGCTTCGATATCTACGATGTAAACTGTCATTACGCACTCCTACGATTACGCTTGTCAAAACGAGGCTTATCGCCACGTGGTTTGTCCTTAGGAGGACGTCCGTACTTAAGGTAGTTTTGATAGGCACGCCACTCATAACTACGCATGTTGTACAAATTAGCTTCGTCAAATTTGAAGCTATCGCGAAAACCTAGCAAATATGCGTAGGCACAAAAATCACGAAACTTATCAAGTTCACTGAAAATTTCGTTTACTGAAGGGACATTGTATGCCACTTTATTTTTCCTCTTATTGTTTGGGGTAAAAAATAGAACAGCCATTTTCGTTATCTTCAGCTACGCTGATCTCTACAAAGCGGCCGGGGTACTTTGCAGCGATTTCTTCATACAAGTCATCTGCGATCATTTCACAGCTCTTGTGGTTAAGCTCTAGTACGCCTTCGACGTCATAGAGTCTTTGCATCCAGCGTTTAAACTGAATGAATTCAATGTCGCGATCGTTGTGGAACACTTCAATACGAACACGAAAGTGAAAGATATGACGATGTGGAATACCAAGGAAACTTACGTCATCCCAATCGCCTGTTGCTAGTTTAGGATCAGTATCTGCGCCTGGGTACATATGTACACCTTCTTTAGCGAAAGTTACCCAAATACTACGTTCTGCTGTTGTCATGGGTACATTAATAGTTGTACTTGCTTCTGTCATTTTAGCGTCTTCTTCTCTCATTCTACGTAACATGTAATCGTGATAGCGTTCTTGCATTGTCTCTATAGTATACTTTCATTTTAATACTTTGTCAAGGCCATATTTAGACCAATCTGTAAACTTTTCTCTATCCATCAGATCGTGCAAGCTATGACACCAAACACCTGGGTTAGTTGCCTTAAAGTCTACATCATCAATTTTTACCATTGTGTTGTAGTTCCAAAGTTTCGTGTAAGGCAATGGAACACGAATTTGCGGAATAAAGTTATCGTACTCGTTCAAACATAAGTCATTAAACATCTCAACAACACTAAGTGGAATATCTAAACTACACAGTTTGCCCGATACTAGAAATGCTTTGATCATATTTTCCCAAGCATCCCACTCACTATTTTTAAATGGTTTAAATGAGTGATTAGCACCAAAGAAGATATGTTCACACTGTTCTTCATCGTAATGTTTTTGTATAACATCACAAGGTTGCACACCTGTAACAAACAGTGTTTTCATTCCGTATGCAGGCGTCTTTTCAACTTCTACACCTGTAAAGAATGTTACACTGTCTGCTGTACCTGTTTCGTAATCTCGTTTCATTTTAAACCTAGCTGAATAAGTTGTGAGTTAATTCGGTGCATTTCGTCTTTTAAGTATAACTTCATTGTCTTCATACGTCTAGCTTCTTCTGTAGCTGACTCGTTATTATAACGTTCTAACAGATCGTTGTCAATCTTTCTGTGTTTGCGTTCGAGCTCTTCGTAGTGCGCTAGAAGTTTATCTTTTTCTTCACTGTAGTTGCTCATCTAGTTTCTCCAACTTAGTTTCTTCCTCTTCAGAGAATACACCGTCTTCATGCTCGTCTTCGGGCTCAGGTTCTTCTACATCAAAAAGAGCGTTAAAGTGTGTACTAGCGTTTACAGTCTTTTTACCAATTGCACCTCTAGTACCCGGTATAGCCATCCAAAATTTAGAATATTCTTCTACTTTTTGTAAGGCTTCTTCTTTGTTGTCAATTGCGAATATTTCTTCCACAACATCTCTAAATAGAATCCTGTCAAAACGCTCTTGTACAAGCATTTTTGGAATGACTCCATTGTCGTATTGTCTGTTCGCTTCTTGTACTGCATTAATATGACTCCATACGTTATGACCCATTTGGATCGCATACGAAAAACTATCCCACGATGTTTTTCCTTCTTTGCCTATCTTGTTTAAGTCTCCAGGAGCATAAGTGCAAACGTCTGATACTTTGAGTTCAGCGGTAAGTGGACTGTCTTCAAAGTTTTTAAATACCCCATCTGATATAACAGCGTCTCTAAAGATTCTGTTGTCTGTAGCATATTTCTTATCGTCAACGCTCGGCACCATTCGATATGTCCATTTCGACCGATCCTCTGTTTCATTCTGGATGTAAATCTGTCCGTTTGCGGTTGCGAGGAAAGGACTAGCACAGTCAAAGGTAATAGTAAAGTCTTCATTATAGTTTTTCCGTACAGCACGTTGAATGTCAGTAAGCAAACAAGCCCACTCTAACTTTGATGTTCCTAGGAAGTGCATTACATCATGCACACCTTTTTGTAATAGATTGTCAAAGTGTAGAGTAACCAAACGTTTAAGCACCAAGTGTACATCGCACATATTCTGTCCACCCATTGCCCAGCCATTAAAGTGATTGTCGGGATACAGTGCAGGATCACAATAATCTTTTACTTGACTGTACCAGTCATCTGCTTCTGCGTGATTCTCACCTTGTAATACATTTAAGAATTTACAGTTGCCGTTGCGATGTTTCATCCAGTATTCGTTGTTGTACTTAGATGCATTAACAGCGTCTTGATATGAACTAATACCAGTAGCTTCACGTCCTGCAGGACTACGACATACCCACGCAGGAATATCAAGGATCATACCATAGTCCATATAAGCATCCATCCAACGGAGAACTGCATCACGCTTTTGTTGTGCAGCATCTAACCGTGCCTGATACAACTTAGCATGATCCACTTTAGACATCTTTGGATTGCCGTTTTTGTCTAGTCTAGGATTACCAGATTCGTCTAGTTGTGGAACTAGCTCAACACCTTTTGCTATTGCTTCTGCCATTCTTGCGGCAACTTCAGTACCATTAGGATCACGCCACTCGCCTTCCCATACACCTTTACCAATCTGGAAGCCACCTGAGTCACCTAAGATCCAACTGTTTTCTCTATCTCTATTACGCACCATGTCTTCTTTAGGCACATCTTTAGTAGTATCTAAGTCAGCATGTCCTGCTGAGTACAGTGTCCACTGATATTGGAACTGTCCTTGTTGTTGATTGAGATAGTTTAAACTTTCGCAGCCGTGAGTAAAATTGCTAGGAATACGAGACTTATCCACATATTCGTCGAAACGCTGTTTGCCTACGTAAGTGGCATAGAAACCACTTAGTGCAGGCAAGAATCTAGCGTAGTCTTTTTGTTCTGCGGTTAAGTCTTTATTCATATTTCCTCCATATCCATGTATCGCCGTAACAGCTCATTTGTTCTTTTATGCTGTTTTCTTCTCTAAATTGATGTACAGCCTGTTGTACCATCGGACTATTCCAATCGTGGCCTGAAAATAGTCCTCCAAGTTTTACTTTGTTGTACCAGGTATTTAGATCATTAAGTATACTTTCGTAATCAATATAGGCATCTAAGAACACAAAATCTAAACTGTTATTGTCAAATAGTTTTACTGCTTCGTTGCAGTCTTGTTCTAATATCTTGCCTCTAGAAGTTTCACCTGACCATTTAAAGTTATGTTGAGCTTGTATCTTAACTAGCTCTATACTTTTCTCGTCGACTTCCATAGGCATGGCACCTACATAATCAGTATACGGCTTCCATTGGTCGATTCCGTAAAGCATTTTAACATTAGGACAGTTTTGTAGGATTGTACAAAAGCTTTCAGCTCTAAATAATCCTACTTCAACTCCTTCAATGTCGTTTCCGTGCAGTGCTATACAATGTATAATAAATTGTACGTCTGCACGATAGTCTACAAAATCGTAGTTCATCTATTACTTACTCTGTGCAGGTAAGATATAATCATATTTTACCATACCTGAATCAACACTAATCTTCATAGCACCTTGATCTGAAATGCTCATAGTCAAGTCACCGTCTAAGTTTAGAATAGCTTGTACTTGTGCTACAGGCCAACTCCATGTGTGCTGTAGTGTACCTTCTACGCCTGCTTCGAATACAAACTCACCTGCATGTGTACTTGCATCACCAAACGAGAATACCAAGTTACCATTCTTTGTACTTACATTAAAAGTAGGCTCTTCCGAATGTGCCGCACTCATCAACTTCATACGTGCAATTGCTGCCATGCTTGGAGTAAACTCTACGTTCCAGCTAGCACCTTTAAACTTAACAGTCTTTAGTTTTTCTTCGATGATTGCTTTGTTCATAAAGCGATAATCATTTTCGAAGTCACCAGCAGCGTTCTCAAAGTGAATGTGTGTTGGAATAGTTTCGCCGTTACGCTCTGCTTGCACAACATCAATCTTTGCGTTATCTTTGTACTCTGGATTTTTCAAGTGCAATGCAAGTTTGTCTAGGTTAGGCATACCAAACGTGCCTACAAACTCGTTTACAGGGTTGTGTGTTTCTGCTGACAAAATCACACTACGATCTTCTGCCATTGCATCGATTGCTGTTCCATCTTCATTAGTAACCTTTACTAATGACAGGAAGCCTAGTGCGTGAGTATGTGCTACTACGTCTTGTAAGATGTCTTTCATTCTATTGTTTCTCCATTGAATAAGTTTATTATATTGCCTAAGTTGTTGTTTGTCAAGAACTTTTCTACCGAGTATTTAGGTTCAAAGCCAAGTGCCTTCATTTTTTCTGTGTTAGCACATGTCCAACTTCTTTCTCCCGGGGTATTTAGACGAACCGGTAGATCCGGCGCCAAGTCTTGGATCCTAACAGGATGCCCCGTACCAATGTCAATTGTACCATTGACATGTTCTTTTGCTATCAGTATTTCGATTGCATCTAGAATATCTTCTAAGTGAATAAAATCTCTATAGTGTCTAGTTGTGTATTCTAGTGTACCGTTGCGCAGTCGATTGAAAAACATGTTTGCTCTAGGACAACTATCCGAATATACTGTGTGAAAGCGCATACCTAGTGTGTCTGGATAGCGTTCTGCAAGTTCTTCCAGCACGTACTTAGACGCCGCATAAGGGTTCAAATCGGGCTCGTAAGCACTCGAACTGCTGGCATACAGTATACGTGTGTCAGGATAGCGTTCAAACAGTCTACGACTTGCTTCTACGTTGTTGTTCCAATAGCCCGCGGGATCTTTTAAACTTTCACGTACACCGCTCTTTCCTGCCAAGTGTATGATTAAATCATATTCATTTGGGAAGTCACAGTCTAGTAGGTTTTGACTATTGTTTAAACGGTCTCTATCCCATCCTGCTTCAATGTCAATACCGTGTACAGTGTGTCCTGCACGTACAAGTCTGTTAAACAATGCACTGCCGATAAATCCTTTGTGTCCTGTTAGTAGAATGTTCACGATGCTACTCCTTGTTCTTGTAGCCAACTCAACCATTCCCAAGTGTTCTGCCAGTCTCTTACATGTCTAGGATACTTCACAAGTTGTGCTAGTGGATAGTCGTTGCCGCCTTCGTCCATTCTATCACCAAAGAAATAGATGTTGTCATCTTTGTTGAAGTCGCCAAGTATTTGTGATTTGTCTCTGCCTTTGGGGACAATGTCAATACCAGTTTCGCCACCTACTGTTGCTTGTAGCTCTGGAAATAGCAAATTAAAGTTGTGTGCAATATAAACTCGTTCGTCTGTGTATTCGTCGTAAGCAACATAATCTTTTCGTTGTTCTGTTGTAGCATTACGTCCTACAACACTAAAGTTACACATGCCAGGACGATGTTCAAAGTGCAAGCCTGTGCGAATATTATAATTGCTAGCAGTAAGTTGTTCGCTTAACCATTCGTGTGCATCTTCTGGAAGTTTCCAGTTCGAACTGTTCACACGCTTGCCTTTGAACCATGTGTCATTGCCGTTGCAGTTGTATGATGTAACAACACTTTCGCAAATGTCCTTGCCCAGTTGTTCTAGTGTTTTGGGATAGTCACTGCCAGTTACAAGCCAACATTTGTTGTTGCGTGTAAAGTCCAAAAACCAATCATGAAACCTGGGATCAATTACACCTCTGCTAGGAGTAAGTGTGCCGTCTACATCAAATATAAACTTATTCATTTTCTTGTTTTAATCTCCATTGGCAGTACGCCTCCCAGCCGTATTCGTAAAATGCATATGCAGCAACAAAGCCAACATACGGAATAGTAAATGCCATAGTCATCATTAAATCTGCTGCCAACAATGCTGCTGGATAATCATACCATCTAATCATACTCAACATACTCGCATATTGCTTCTTCGCGTCCGTTGAACTCTTTGTACAATTCTATTGCGTCTGCTACACATTCTAATTCTGTAGCGTACTCTGCATAACGAACATACTTGTAATGGTCTCTAGCATGTGTATTAACAATATAGTCTATTACAAACAGTGTCCACATCAGATTACCTCAGATCCGGTTGATTGTCTAGCAGCCAAATACATTCGCCAATATCTTCTGGATTAGTGAAGCCTTTACCAACTGTGCATCGCTCATAAGGATGACTCCAAGAACCAAGAGTAAGTCCTACAATAAGTGCGATAGCAATAGGAATACCATACTTGCTGGCTTGTAGAAATCCGTTTCTAAAACCTTCCCAAAATGCTTTACTCATCTTAGCGTTCTACTAATGGCATTGTGTTTTGACTGTCGTGATAATCGCCACTTGCATAGTAATCACGTACAGCAGTTTCTTTTACCATCGTACCGTTCTTAATACGATAGGTTACAATCTCACGCCGTACTACACCGTTTGTGTCTGCGTCAAATGCACTTTTAAATGGTCCTTCAGTCATATTATTCTCCTAGTCCAAAGCACGGTGTGATAACCGACATATTACATTTTCGACCATAATCTTCTGGTCCCATAATAGCGATGCTCATCAGCAATGGTACACCGACCAAAAGAAATGTAATGATTAGCATAGCCCAGCCTAGTCCTTTTAGTGTGCAATAGTTTGTTTGTTCAGCCATTGTTTTGTCTTTCTGCTACTCTAGCTCTAAGATCGCTACTACTAAAGCGATGGTCTCGTTTGTTAAAGTATAAGTCAATGTCACGTTTGCGGCAGATGTCTTTGCCTGTGAACTCCTTGTCTCTATACTCCTCTCCTAATATTCTAACATCAATATGATACATTGTCAAGATATCTTCTAGATCTTTTTCTGTACCATATGGAATTATTTCGTCTACATAGCCAACTGCTTTGAGTTGTGTGTAGCGTTCTACAATAGTTTGCACTGGAGGATTCTTGCTGGGTCTATCCATGCTAGGATCCATCTGTAATCCACATATAAGATAATCACATTGTTCTTTAGCTTCGCGCAACATTTGTACATGTCCTGCGTGTAGTAAATCAAATGTGCTACAGGTAAATCCTACTCTCATTCTTGCATCCTTGCTGCTAACTGTTTTAACATTTCGATCAATTCTTCAATAGTATTTAGATCGTGATCGTTTTCTGTATCAATTTCTACTTCTACCTTTATTTTCATCTCAGTCTCCAAAGTCAAACAAACTGTTGAATGTAGTATGCTGTTTAGTATCCTCTAGTGGATAGTCCAGCACACCGATCAAGTTGTCTAACTTATTATCAATAATAGTTTCTGCCATTGCCGCATCATCAAATGGCAACTCTTTAAACCACTCTGGCAAACGCAATTCATCTGTAGGATACGCTACACTTGTATAGCCCAGAGGGTTCTGTTTCAGTTTACAAACGATAACTTTCATACCGTCTACAATCTCTTGCGAATATTTGTCGCCATTCATGCGTTTGAGTGTGTTCCAGTTAATACTTGCTCTTACGTGTCCAGGCATGTTTGCTTTGCCTTGTTTTTGCTCAAGACGCTGATAGTGTCCAATCTTGTTTGCACGTTTGGGCGAACCTTTTTCCCAACCCGGCATTTCTTGGAACTCTTTGCGGAACTGTGTAATACGCTCTAGTACATCTGCCTGCGGCACATCAGTAAGTACCATTAGCAATAGTTCTTTCAAGAAGTCTTGCATGAACACAGGAGTGTCTGAACGTCTCAAGTCTAAGCCCATTGCTTTTACTTTGCCTGGCTTGCCGTCTGTGTCTGTTCTAAAGCCTTCGTTGTCTGTTACTAATGCCGCATAACGCTTCTTAGTAATGTACAAGCCACTTCGTGCTACAATCTCTCTACCTGCGGCAATAACATCGCTTCGTGTCTTAGGACAATGAAACGCTCTTGCCATAAAGTCACCAAACGTAGTGTTTGCTTGCTCACAGATTTGATCATACAAGCCGATAGCTTTTTCAGGTGTCCACTCCAGCTTGCCACTTTCAATGTCGTCCTTTAGAATAGGCCATGCACTAAAGTATACAGAGTCGGTATCACCGTAAATAACAGCTTTGCCTACGTGATCGTATTCGCCTGTAATACAGTTGTTAACTTCTGCACTCATATGCTTAACAATTTGTCTACCTGTTAGCGTGGTTGACTGTCCAATGCGTTTATCAAAGAATCTACAACCTGGATTTAGAATAGCACCATACAAACTGTTCAAGTTAATCTTCTTAACCAGCTGTCGCTTGTCCCAGTATTCAATCTCAGCATCATTCTTGGCGTCTTTGGCCTTCTTGAGCATCTTCTGCATGTCTTTACGTTCAGCGTACCAACGCTTTAGGATACCTGGAATTACACCTTCAAACTCTGTTGTAAATATAGTACCATTAGCACTAAGCATCCAAGGCATATGTGAGTCGAATATAAGTTGATAAATCTCAGCACCCGATAGTACATCCGACCTACCATCTTCCCAATCAACTGTAAGTGCAACATCCTTTCGTTGATCCATAACTGCTTCGTATTCTTCTGTAGCAAATCTACCTTCCCAACTGCCTGCAAAGCTCTTTTTCTTTAGAGTCATGTCTTCGTGTACACGAGCATCACTAATCTCTGCTCGAATCTGTCCTACAATAGTTTCCGGAGCCATATTCAGCGCACGAATCACTGAAGGATACAGTGAGTTCAAGTCCATTGACGCTACCCACTTGTGCAAGCCCTTCTTAGGAAACGCAACATATGCACCTGCTGCCTGTGTGTTTTCATCATCACGTTGCTTGCGATTAGGTACCTGTAAGCCACGATTGTGTGCTTCGTTGATAATACCTTGCTCTGTAACAGCAACAGCACCCATAGTGGTCTGTAGTAGCACAGTATTTTCGTGTGCAACTGTGTTACTAAGATCAATAAAGCGCAGTTTCTTGTCTAGTTTGTCAAGTAGTGCCGTATCCTGAATGTTGTATTCAATAAACTTGCGGAAGTCATTGTTATACAGTTGATCCAACGTACCTTCATACGGTACCTTGTTTTCACCTACTTCAATCTCACCAATTGCATCCAGTCGATATGTATGACGTTCTTCGTATGTGTACTTGCGATACAGTTCCAAACTATCTAAGTGTACACGACCTACTAAGTCAAACGTAACAGCTTGCTTCCCGTATTTTTCGTATTCACGCTTCTTGGGCAATTGTCCCCACAAACAGAATCTACGTGTGTCGTCTTTGCTCAATACACGACTAGTACGGTTTACAGTGTATGGAATATCGTAACCTTCACTGTTCCAGCCACTTAAGATATCTGCATCTTCAATCAGTGTCAAGAAAGTGTCAATCATTTCACTTTCCTTCTCAAACAGCATTACATTGTCGATACCTTCAAGTTCTGCTTGTGCTTGCTCCA